AGTAACCTCAGGTCTTGCCCCCGCTGGTGTAACTATTTCCTGTCCATGCAAAATTGCAGGAACTTCTTGAGATGGCAAGCCAGGAACTATACCACCACCTTGAAATCGAGGAAGGCTTCTAAAATATGCCGAACTCGGCATAATCCATCCCTCAAACCCATTTCTTATTGCCACAAGATTTCTATTTGCAATTTTTAGTTCCTTATTGGTATCATCATATTTACCAATTATCCACTCCAATCTTTCTTCAATCTCATCAGTACCATCTTCAACTTTATCTCCTATGTCTTCAGTTGTTTCAATCTGCTTTCCTATCAGACCACCCAATAAGCTCCCTACAGCGGTCCAAGCTGCTGATACAGCTGGCCCTATTCCTGGAATAAGTCCTGTTAACGCTCCTGCTAGTGAACCCAACTCTGCACCAGTTTTTGCTTCATTTTTAACAATTGTTTGAGTTCCATCCTGATTGTATTTTATAGTTTCTGCTGTAGATGCCCAAAGAGCATTAATTATATAACTTGCTGCCAAAAGCGAGGTTTCTGCCAATTTACCCGTTTGAGATTTTAATTCATTTTTTATTGCTTCACTATTTTTAACAGAAACATTAACTATTTTTTTATCTCCTTCACTTACCCTGCCCTGTATAGCCAATGGTAATATTCCCCCAGCAATTGTCGCAGTTGTAGGTACATTTGTACCTCTGCCCCCAGTAGCCCAAGTTTCTTGTACGCCCTGAATTAAAGGTGCTAATTTGGTTCTACTTAGTAATTCGTCAATACCACTAAATAACCTGTCCAGTATCTTTTCTTGCCAGGCGTCACCAATCTTACTAAATACATTTGATATGGTTTCACCAAGTTGTCTCCATTGCTGTTCATGCTTTGACAATCCGCCTTCTGCTACTTCATACCAATCAACTTCAAGGTCAAGTATATCCATCAGCCCCTGTTTAACAGGTCCCTGTATTTCTTCTTTAGCTTTCTCAATTGCTTTTGCATATTCCTCTTGATATTCATATAATAATTTTTGTACCTGTAACTTATATTCTAATTCTGTAATTATTCTTCTTTCCCCTCTACTTTCAAGTTCACGACTTGCAATTAATTTTTCCCTAAGCTCTGCTAATTTTGTATTTATATCAAATATTTCTTTATTTTTATTAACAATTTCTAGCAAGGCATATTTATGTTCAATTTCAGATTTTATCCGGTTAGATGAAAGTGCCGAAAGCTCTTTTTCAACTTTCAACTGCGACTGTATCCATTTAACGATATCTCCTATTACTGCCTTATCCTGTAGGTCTATTCCCAATTTTTTCAATCGCTCTGATGTAATTTCTTTACCCGATTCCAATAAATTTCTTATTGCATTCAATTCTTTTTTCGTTACATCAGGATATTTAATAAGAATATCATGAATATTTTTTTCATAATATTCTCTTTCTCTTAAGGCTTTATCCAATGCTGTCTCTTCAATTGCTGTTCGCCTAATAAAATATAATTCTTTTTCCCTTTCTCTTACAGCTTTTCTAATTTCTTCAACTGCATATTCCCCCATCTTAGCTATTATTTTCGCCAATTGAAGCTTCTTCAACAACTTATCAAGGGCATCGCCCATTAAATTTAATTCTTTCTTACTGATCCCATAATTTTCATATGCAATATTCTCTATTTCTCTGATAATATCCCATCTCTTTTTATCTTTATGAAGTAATTCATCAGTTATCTTTCCCTCTCTTACCATATCAGCAATTATTTCTCTTACTGCAACAGTAACTCGGGCTTGATGTGCAAACAATTCTGGATATTGTTTAATCATTTCTCTAAGCCCTTTTGGCATGGCAGCGAAGATTTTCTCTTGGTCTACACTTAAATCTTTCCCTGTTCTTAGCATCTTTGCTATATTACTTAAAATTCCCAATTCCTCTTTTGATATCTGTCCAGTAATGCCCGCTACAATCAAATTGGACCTCATAATCTGAGCACGTTCCTTAATATTCTTAAGGTCTTCCTCATTTAATTTCATTCCAGTTCTGATAGCTTTTGTAGTATCTACACTTATTATTCCTAGCGAATTTGCAACTCCATTGACTTTTTCAAGGATGACATTCCATTCTTTAGTTTCAGACAAAGATTTGGCCATCTCTTGCCCTATTTGTTGAATGGCAAAAATAGTATCTGAGAACCATTGTTTCATTAATATTGAAAATTGTCTACTAAAAGTTTTTTCTTGAGCAGTTCTCATTTTTGATGCAGTAAATTCAACACTACCAGTCAATTCTTCAACTGCTTTTTTCCAGGCCTCATAATGGCCCAGTATCATTGTAATTCCTCTTCCTGCTCTTCTTCCGAAAACCTCGTAAATCCTACCCAATGTCTCAGCAGAATCTATATTGTCCTTAGTTCTTTCATGTAATTGTTCCATAATATCTATAAAATTAATTGGCCTAGTTGGGTCAAAGGCAATATAAAATTCCCTTCTTAATTTATCACTATCTTTTGCAAGGCGAACGAAGCTATTGAGGAGAGTTGTACCTGCTCTACTACCACGAATAAGATGTGTATTTAGAAAGCCTATAGTTCCAACCAATTCCTCAAATGACATATCCAAAAGACCAGCTGCACCGCCTACATACTTGAAAGCATCTGCAATTTCATTAAGTTCTACTTGATGCTGTGAATAAGCATATGACAAAACATCAACTATATGGCGAAATCTTTCTGCTTGGAAGAATGTTCCTTCCATTCGGTCGCTAAATAATTTATATGCCCCAGCTACAAGACGAGCGGTAGTTTTTAAATCAGACTGTGTAGCAATTGCCAGGTCCAATTCATGTCTAAATCCTGCCATAACATCAGAAGTTTTAAGTCCTATAGTCGCTAGATGATACATTGCATCCGCCACTTCTTTAAAGCTCATACTAGAAGTTTTACCATAACTATAAACCGCTCTTTCAAGGTCACCAAATTTTCTTTCAAATCCCATTGTTATATTTAAAACTGCATTAACCCTGGCCATTGCTGTTTCTGTTTCTGATGCTTGTTTAAATAATGAAGTAAAAGCCCGTGTTACTGATCTTATTCCTGCATAGGCCATTGTCCATCCAAAGGCCCAAATAAACATTTTCCTTGCAAATTGTGCTATCATACTGCCAGATTGCTTCAGTTTATGAGCAAACATTTCCATCTTCTCTTTTTGTGCTTCACTAAGTTCGACGCCCTTTTGTTGAGCTGAAAAGAGCAAATTATATCCTTGACGATAATAATTCATTTTATCGCCAGTTTTTCTATATCTTATTTCAAGTGCCAATAATTTCTTATTAAGCGTTTCTGCAGTGGGAATTTGGCCTTTAAATTGTTTGGTGAGAAATTGTTGCTGTTTTACTAGTTCTTTTATTCTTTCAATTTCATCTCTGGATAGGGGTTCCCTCTTATGCATTAAAAGATTTAACTCTTCATTCGTTTCAGCTAATCTTCTTGCAGTTATATCTGTATTAATATACCCTTCAATTAATTCCCTTTTTCTCTGAGCAGTAATTTTTGTAGCCAATTGTTCTTGCTGAAGCCCCTTAACCGCTTTTGCTCTTTCTCTTGTAACTCTTTTTATCTCCCTCGCAGCTTTTTCACGTTCAGCTATGGTTTTTTCCAGTGCTTTTTTGATCCGCCCGGCTTCTTTTACAGTGGCTCTCTCTTCAGTGGTATCTTCTTTAAATGCTTTAATTGCTTCTCTATATTCTTTTGCCTTACGAGTAAGAGTATCTCTTTGACGCTTAAACTTATTTTCTTCTTTTGCTAGGCCACTAATCTTTCTTTCTAATTCTTTAATCTGAGCACTGGTTTCACGAAAACCTGTAGGCTCAGCATTTATAATAAGATTAATTAAATCTGTAGATATACTAGCCATTTAATGCCTCATCTGAGAATTTAATTACTTTTGATTTTGCATCCGATTTTAAATTTGTTTTTTTGTTCATTTCATTCATTTCATTTATTTCTGTAATTTCATCAAGTAATAATTGCTCATCAGTAAGTCCATATTTTAAGTTTCCTTCAGCAAGTTCTCCCCAGATTTCTCTTCCGAAGGGATTAAGCCCCCACCGCTTGGCGAAGGCTCTTCGTCTTTTCCAGGCGGGGGCGTTTGCAATTTTTTTATTTCTTCTTCATTTTTTCTTATTTCTATTATATATTTACTTATTATATCATTTGCCTCTGCCATAGAAAGAATTTCTCCAACCTGCTGAGGAGAAGAAAAGATTTTTTTATCATGGTTTTCTATATCTCTTAAGGAAAGAAAGATAAGAACTGACATATTAGCATTACGCTCAATTTCCTGAAATACATTCCTCTCCTTATAACTTTCATATTCAATAAGTAGATCCCCCTCAGGAGGATCGGGAAAATATAACACACTGGTTATAGGGTCAAAGGTATATTTTTCTTCAGGAACAGTATTATTATCTAACTTAATAGATAATGTATCCTCTTTGGGTGTTCCTTTAAGGTGATACATTTTACGCTTTCCATCGGCCTTTATTTCATTACTTATTTTTTCCAATGTTATTAGACCAAGCCTTACTGCTTCTTCTAATTTCTTATTGAAATATGCTGTAAAATAAACACGACTGTCATAACCAATTCTTGCCCACCATACTTTCCTATTTTTCCCAAGGAAATTTATTTCCATTTCCCCTTCAGGTCTTACAACCTCAATAATTTCATTTTCATTTTCGTTTTCTTTTTTAATCATTTCTCTTTCCTCCCCTATGTCTTTATTAATTTATATAACAAAAAAGGGGGATACATACCAAAAATGATATATATTCCCCCTTTAATATTTTCACCTTATAAAGAAGCCCCCTTTCTTTTATGTCTTCTTATGAACTATCCTTACCACATCCCCATCATCTGGTGCGGTATTAAATGTGATTTTGGCATTTACTGGCGTTGCCGCTTCTGGATCGCCAGCAATAAATGTATAATCTGTCGATTTAATACCAGCACCCTTCTCTACAAAATAAACTTCGTCTTCATCGGTAAGTGGCTCAGTAAGCTCAAATTCTTTAGTCGTGCCATCGCCTTCTTTCTGCGTGACAGTTGCTTCGCCTTCAACTTGAACATTTATATCCGAACCACCTTCTATCGTATACTCAACCGTAGCTTCAACCGCCTGTGTTCCTGATTTTGTTCTTGCTTTCCATCCATTTATGACCTGAGTAAGATTATAATTACCCGTATCGGGATCCCTATATCTTGCACATATATTAACCTTTGTTGAATCTTCTAATGTTAGACTCTTAGATGTAGTGGGATCAATCCCCCAAAGATATGCAAGTTCAACCAAATCTCTTCCGAGAAGTGTAATAGAAGCACCATAACTCGCAGTTCCATATAATACCTTGGTAGCTTCAACTCCAAGCTCAGAAACCCTGGTCTCAGTCTGCTCTTCTGTAGGATTGCAGTTCTGCGCCCCCCTCAGAAGATGTTCTGAATTATCTGAGGGTTTTATAATATAAACCTCTACTTCTTTTCCCTGATAACCTGCAATATCGTGTCCTGTGAAACCCATGTTGTATCACCCCCTTTTTTTAATATTTTTTTTATTCTATGTGGCTTACTTCAAATGTAATTAAAGCCCTTTCTTTAGCAATATTTTCAAAGACATAAGCATACGAATATTCAATGGATAAATTTTTTATATATAAAAGACCAATCCGTTCCTCTGGATTTTGGTCATAATCCATCAAAGGAACAGTTCTTTGAGAACTGAAAATATTATGTATTTCGGAACAAATTTTATCTCTAACAAATTTATCATCAGTAAATAAGTTACATTCAAATCTTATCGGCTTATTATATTTTCCACCCAATTCATATTCATCTGTAGGCATCAAAGAGGATATCTCCAGCGCCATACATGGTATCTGAAGCTCTTGCTCAGTTTCAGGCCATTTAGGAACAATCGTAAGATCTGTTATTCCAGATTCTTTTAGCTTTGTATCAAGAAAATTATAGATGGTTTCCTTAATATTTGAAATTTTCATTTTTTTATAATTTTACGGGAACCATTCTGCCAGATCCTAATACCTCTTTTAAATGCATATCAACTAATGCAGGTACAAGTCTTTTTAATGTTCTACGAAGTTCATAACGACTTCTTCTAATAAAACCAACGCCCTTGTATCCTGGATGCCAAAATGGTCCGTATCTTAATATGAACCCCGTCTTATCAAATAGCCTCTCATCTGACTTGGTTACTTTACCATAAACTTCTTCAAGACTTCTAAGATGAACTTTCATCAAATTTGGAGATTTAATTTCATGCGCTTTAGCTCCACCCTCAACTACTCGCCAATAGGGAAAAGGTTGTTTGCCCATTCTTGCCGTTCTTTTTATACACCAATCATCTAATTTTTTCTGGTCAAAAACTCGACCTATAATGCAATATTTTCTTTCTACCCTTTTCGGTCCTTCAAATTTTACCTCTTCTTTTTCAATCCTATCTACCAACCCATCAGTTTCCCATCCCTGGTAACTACCTCTTAAAATTTCTCCTGCACGACTAGGCAAAAGCCTCAATTCCTTTTCTATAATAGGGCTAAGAAATTTAAGTAGAGTTTTTCCCTGAGCAAACCCCCTTCCTTTAAAATAGCCCATAACAGCGCTATTAAATTCAATCTTCTGCCTTAGGTAATACATTTTCTTTTTTCTTATCTTTAAATACAATAACAGATTTATTTGGTATTACCCTACTCTGTGACAGGATAATATTTGCAATTTGAATTAAATCATTTCCCTGTCTAAGAAGAATCTTGCGAATCTTGGCAAAACCCGTTTCTTTTCCTCTTTCGCCTTTGTTAAAAAATTCAGGCTTAATGTCATAATTCTTAGTTTCCTCTTCAATCGCTGTCAGAACAGTTTTGAATATCACATTCATTCTGTTCTTAACCATCCATGCAAATCTTTTTTCTGCTGTTTGCTGTTCTTTTTCCATTTTTTTAATCCTCCTTTCTTTTTATACAAACAACTCGAACTTTTGTCCCCAAGCTATTTTCTGTAATATTTTTAATTGTAAATTTTGTATTATCTGGAGACTCAAGAAATAAATCATTTTTCTGCACATTTTCCAAATAAGTTGTCTCATCTTTATCAAAATCTATTATTGCATCACCTGATATAAAACTTCCTATTTCAAATTGCTTCCTAACATCTTCTGTTAGCCAATAAAGAAGCCCCTTTGCTTTTCTAGTTTCAAAGGTCTTAATCCAATATTCGCCCCCACAAGTAGGACAAGAAGGATTTTTGCTTCTATTATATAATTTATCCAAAGTGCAATCAGGACAAGGGGTAATTGATTTTAAATATTTTATAGTAAAATCAAACCCATAATTATTCCTGATATCATTCTCTATTCTTCTGATATATGTTTTATGTTTATCAAGCATCTTGAAACCTAAACTATTACAGCTAAGGGTTCCTTAATCCCAATACTTGCTAACAAACGCTGAAGCTCATTATCAATATCTCTAATCTGGTTACTATATGGCATATCGTCATATCTTAAAGTATACTGATCTAATTTTTCTGATGTAAGCCCCTGACTATCATAATTCCCTTTTGCAAAAAGAACTAATCTTGAAGCTATAAGAAAACAAGCCCTTTTAGCAAGTTTCAGAATATTTTCATCAGTAAAGCCCCATTTATAAATAATCTTAATGTTTCTTTTGCCCTCTGGGAATAACGCATTATTCTTCAAAACTATTTTTCCAATTTCATTATAGAGATAATAGGAATCACTGTCCTTTGAGGTAGTATTAATTGTCAAAGAGCTGATTGAGATCACAGGATAATGACGAAGGAAAAGAACGCTCTTTTCATCACCATCATAAATTTCTGTAACCTCAGTTTCTTCAAATCTTTTATTTGTGGAACTCAGCAAAATGTCCTCAGCATCTGACATATATTGCTGAATTTCATTATCTGTTATAATAACAGGCGTGGCTAGGTCGCTTTCTACCTTAGTAAATTTTCTAATTTTATCAATGTAACTATTATCCAGTAACATTTAATTCCTTCCTTATTTTACCTGGGGTCTGGAGGGAAGGCGAGACAAAATTAAAATCCAGACCCCAGGGGAACAATTATTATGTCCCTATATTTTTAATAACACAATGAAGCTTTGATGCACCTTTAACAGCCAGTGCCTCATATCCATTTATCCTGAATGCCCTAGCATCTGCAGTAACTTTAACTTCCTCATACCCAATTTCTTTTGCTACTGCCATAACCAGTTTCGAACGGTCCAGCACAAGTGCGTAACTTGCTGAACCTGAAGGCGTAGCACCATTAGCAACATCTGTCGGTACATAAGCTGATACATAAACAGGAATACCCTTATAGGATACCAACTTAACCCCAGGCGTTACTTCTACTTTCTCCCATTCATATTTATATTGACCCCTGAAATACTTATCCAAATTCAATTTATCTCTGGCAGAAATCACAATTAGAGTAGGTATTCCACCATTATTCACAATCTTAGAAATTGCTTCATCCAGTGCATCCAATCCATCACTGGAGCCAAGAGAGTTACCATAAAGGTTAACTTCCTGTGTTATCTGCTTCCTTAATCCATCAAATTCTTTTGAATTACTTGAAGAATCTCCCTGAATAATAAGTTTCTCTTCTAATTGAGCAAGTGCTTCTGTTGCTCCTTCAATCTCCGAAGCCCACGGATCCAATATATCTCCGCCTACTTTAAGCATAAGGCCAGAAACCTGCCCTTCTGCTTCTATCATCTTTATGGATACAGACTTACGTCCATATGTCGACTGAGTTGCCCCAAAGCTATCAGTCTCATCATATGCTTTTGCTGTTGCCAATGCACTTCTTTCATTCCATTCATAAGCATTTGTGGACCATTTTACCCTCTTAATAAGAGTTCTCAATGGACAAATCTTATTCGCCAGTTCTATAAGCTCTGGATCAATTTTTTCTGGAATCAAAGCTGTTGCATCCGTTGTTAACGCTTTTTCAAGATCAAGCACCTTATATCACCTCCTTTTTTTCGTTTTTAATTTAAATTAAATTTTTTATTTGCTTTCTATTTGCTTTTTTAATTTTAAGCGAAGCCTTTGTTCCAATGGAAGGCTGTTCCACTCCTTTTGAAATTCTTCTTTATCAATTTCTTCACTATTTACTAATTTCTTTTTTTCATTTCCAGGAATTTTTGATAATACCTGAGTTATTGTTTCTTCAATATCTTTTTTTGTTACTATATTCTTCTGAATCTCCTCCAATGCTTTTTCGACATTACTTTGTTCCTCATCATCAGAAACTTCTTTTTTCTCACCATAACCATAATCCCCATCTTTTCCTTCTTCCAGTTCAGCTATAAGACCCTGTAAAATATTAATAATCTTCTTTAATTCAGCGGAAACTTTTTTGACATCGGGATATTTGTCTTTATCCTTAGCTTTTTCGGTATTCTCATCTTTTTGTATCTCATCTTGCTTAGTCTCGTCCTTCGTCTCTTCTTTTACTTCTTGGTTTGTTTTAACTTCTTCCGTTTTCTCTTCATTCTTCGTCTCATCTGTTTCAGTTTTCACTTCATTCTCTTCGGGCTTTGTCTCATCCACTTCTTTTTTAACGATTTCACCCATGTTAGGTTCACCTCCTTCTTCGTCGTAATTTTCAAGTGCTTTATTCATATACCAAGATACGACCTTACATTTAACATTCGCAGGCAAAGCAACTAAGCTTACCTCCCTAAATGTAAAGTCCAATATCTTTGTAACCCAGCGTTTAATTTTTTCAGAATATTCTTGTACAACCTTTTTTATGCTTCCCCCGAGACTAAATCCATCTAATATTCCTTCTTTTATCTGTTGCCAGATATCTTTACGGGTTTGTGAAATTAAAGCCTTAATCCAGATTTTCGCAGGTTGTTCATCTAGAAATTTATGTTCAACAACTCTACCCACCAATATTTCTGGATTATGTCCATATAAAAGCTTATCCCTAGTATCTAAACTACGTTCTGCATTCCGTAACGCTTCAGCTGTAAGATACATTGGAGGTTCCGAATCATCTTCTCCTTCGACAGCTGCGTAACCTTCTACAAACCATTTTTCTTCTTTCTCTTTCTCGCTTTTTTCTGTCCAGAATTTCTGAACTTTTACCGGAAATTCAAATGGGTATTCTTTCATTTTTAAAAATCCTCCTAAAAAATAATTTATCCCTTCATTAATTAATTAGGATAATGGCGACGATTTTCATTTTGATTTTAATTTCTCCAGGGCCTCTGGATGCTTTTTATAATACGGTTCTTGATTTTTAGGCTTTGAGAAGACCCATATTCTCTTTCTTTTATCCTTTACTGGAACATATGTTAATATATATCTTCCATTTAAATATTTACCATGAAAGATGAATTCAAGAAAATGATGTCCATAAGGATAATATTCTACCTGGCTATGTTCTATATCATAAAGATAACCATAAGTATTAGCAGTTGCACCCACTTCTCCAGGATTTGCAATATATGGAAAATTATTGGGATTTAACCATCCGGGAGGAATTAATTTTTTTAACTCGCATAATGTTGGCAATCCCTCAAGAACTTTATATTTACTTTTTGGATCTGTATTCCCGGGAGTGTCTAAGGTAAATCCAATCGCAGCTTTCAATGGGGGCATCCAGACCCTTAGGTCAAGATGAGAAGAATTAGTCTTATCTATAAGTCCTTCAGATTTAATCTTTTGAAAGCTTTTAAAATTAGATGGCTTTCGCTTTTTAAGTACTTTTATTTCCTCTTCATTCAAACCCCTGATATGTTCCTGCAAAACGAATTTTGTTTTTTTACCTTTACCCAAGAACGTTCTATAGGGATTATCTTCTCCCACCATAGCACCACCCTCTTCTCCGGTAAGTGCCTTTTGTAATAGCTCTTCGACAGAAATATCAAGGGTTGAAAAAGAATCAATGGAGTTCACCACTTCTGTAGAACCCCGTCCGCTTTTAGCAAGTTTTTCAACTTCTCTAATTGAATATGGTTCTTTTTTACCAGGTTCGGTTCCTCTAAATACGGGATTATCCCAGGTAATTTTCTTTTTACCATCTTCTTCTTCCAATTTTATTTCTGCTACATAAACTTCAATAATATCACCCACTTTAATGGGTGTTTCTCTAACATTAATGTTATATGTTCTGCCAATTTTAACATAATATTTCCCATTATATTCTTCTACATTTTGATACTTTTCTTTCTCCTCATTCTTTAGGGGGCCTATTAAGCCATCACAATTTATAATATTTTTCTTTTTAGTTTGATTTATTTTCGAAACAAGAACATTTACAACCTTCCACATCTTGAGCTTTGTCCAAGCAGTAGTCGAGCCGGTCAAATTATAAACGCTATCTGCCAATTTGAACATTGCCCCTTCGCTATATTTTATATGTGAAACTTCATTAGAGGCCCTCTTAAGAGCCTGTACAGTATTGCAAATATAATATTTTGTCTGCTTTAGAGGGCCATTTCCTTTTATAATTTGTTTTAAATATTTTTTTCTTTCAAGAAGTGGCATTTGATTCAATGCCTTGCCATCAAGGTAAAGAATATCAAAGAAATGAATAAAAACACCTGAATCACTACCAGGATCATTAGAAGTAGCCCACCTGACAAGGTCTTTTCGTGGAACTTGTTGGTCACCCTTTTTCTCCAGAAGCTCTCCGTCCAAGATAACTTGATTACAGGGAAGACTTTTAAGTGCTTTTACAATTGATGGCAAATATTTGGATCTATCCTTTTTAGCATCCTCAAAATAAATCAAAACTTTATCGCCATCTCGCTGGCATATTACTCTCAATCCATCGAATTTCTCTTCTACCACAACCCCTATTTTTAATTTTTCAGGTGTCAGCCACCATTTCATTAATTCATCTAATTCAAAAAATCTGGAGGCATATTCGGAAGGTTTTAATGGTTTGAATTTGGAAAATAATTTTAATTTTTTCTGAACCTCATCTATCATTTCTGTAACATAATGCCTTCTTAATTCGGGGTATTTAAATAAGCCAAGAGAAAATAATGGAATATAATCATCATGTGGCCCTTGAGGATTCCAAATAAAATGCAAATTCTCTCTTATTTCTTTAGGAAACAAACGGGATATCCTAAGTTCCAGTGATTTATCCCTTCGCCATTCCTCTGCCCTTATGCAAATATCAATGTCTTCAGGTGCATCCGATTTTACAGATGAACCAACAATACTTATAAAATCTGGAACATAAACAAGCGATCTCAAATTCTTAACCATTTCAAATAATTCCTTTTTCATCTTACCTTTTTCCTGTGCCTGGCTATGTTTATCCAGATTGTCCATAATACGATGTTTTAATCCTCTTTTTTTCATTTCCCTTACAACCAACACATGCCATCCTATAACATCCTCTTGAGTATATTTCTCTACATTTTTTCCCCACCATTGATGTAATCTACGATGTATATTTAACAATTCTTCGTCAGATATATCAGACAATTTTTGAGGAGTAATTTCAGCAAAAGTCATTTTTATAAAATCTTCCAGCGGTACTTTATTTGTTGTTACTTTCATGCGCTATTTCCTTGAGGCGTTTTGGTGAAAGAACGGCTTCTTCAGCCTTTGAATACGGAATCAAAAGAACATCTCCCCATTCCACTTCACTCAAGCCTCTGTCAAGCCTGATCATATTTATGGTTTTAATAAGATTCTTAAGATCGTGTTCTTCAAGCTTAATTTGCTCTGATACATCAAGAGCACCAAGTGGATTGAATTTTATTTTTGCTTTTGCAGGTTTAAAATATACTTTCAAAAGTTTTCTGTCTATTCTGTTTTTAACGATTCTCTGATATCTTGAAATGACAAGGGTTCTAAAAAGCGAAATCTGTTGTGATGCATTTTCTTTCGTCCCACCCGAAAGGCCAAGAATAATTGGTTGCATTCTCCAGAGTGCAAAAATCTTTTCTCTTAAGCCTTCTGCATAAGTCGAAAATTCCATATCTTTATTGGAAAGAGAAACAGGAGTTACTTTAACATTCCCACTGGTAACAAGATTGGCATGTGGCTTCCCCTTTAATTGAGAATTAAGCAGATCGGTAATTCTTTCAAAATCCTCCTTACTAACATTGCCGACATCTATATGCAATCTTGGAGTAGCATTATTTTCAAAAAATGCGCCATTATATTGTTCAGCATAAATATCCGATGCTATTACTTTTTGCAATGTTTGAATTGGCGATTTACTATAAATTTCTTCCCCTACTGATGGCATTCTGAAATAAATAATTTCATCAGGATCATATTCCTGAGTCACTCTTGCCACTTTTTGAACGAATTTAACAATAGAGCCATTTTTCACTTTAATCTTTATTGTTTCAGGTGAAAGGGCATAAATCTTAAAAGGAAATTCAATATCCTGAACTTCTTTCTCAGGGTCTTCAACCTCCTTTACGAATTGAAGGTATTTGTTTTTATTAAACGGAACGTACCAATAAGCTACATGATAGAGAGCAAGATTCAAAAATAATTCTTCCAGCAGGTCATCAAAAGTATCTTCTTCATTAGGCCTTTCCGTGAACTCTTGCAAAACCTCAAGCCAGCGATCATCAATTTTAGTTCCGATTTTGGAAGGAACAAAACGAAAGCCCGCAGCGGTTGCTCCGGATGCAATTGCTTCAACCACTGCTCTGACCCAGACATCCTGGTTATAGCATTTCGTAACGGTGGTAAGATTAAATGGAAGTGCTTTCTCTTCAGAGTTTAAAAAGGAAAATCCTGCAATTGTAGGGACATAAGATTTTTTTATTTCAATTTGTTTTTTTAAATTTTTTGATCCTTTGGGCCGACCTCTTTTCTTTTTAATCATATTTTCACACCTCTAACATTTCGAATTGAAAGATACCTCCCTGTTTCTCGAACTGGGGTAATATTTCAGCAACAATAGCACAGCGAAGCATATCCACATGATGGTCCTCTTCGTTCGGATAAATTATGGTTCCGTCTTTTGCAGTTGCCCTGGTCGAATTGTGCAATTCATCCAGTAAAGAATAGTCTGAGGAGGGGACTTTAATCATATTTTCAATCATTGCTTGCTCAAGTTTCAAAGAGGACCACACTTTGACCCTTTGTGTTATTTTTTTCCCATCTGATGTTTCGCCCAGCTTAACATGCTTGCCGAAATTAACTGGAACGAAAGTAAATGGCCCCTCATAATTAATAAGGTCTAAGGCGACAGATTTTCCCGCACCACCCTCATCAATCGCTACCCAGCATCCTGGAAAACGATTAATTAAAAATTTAAATAATTCCGTTTGTTGACTATAAATCACGCCATTAAGAATATATTTACCAAATAAATGCAATGCGCCTTTATCCGTTTTATTCCACAGTCCTATAACGGTGGGACTTGGTGAATAAGCAATATCAGCTGAGATTATTACAGGAGCGGTTTTTGAGATTGGTTCGGGAACCTCAAGATGTTCGAAATCAATTTTTTGGTCCGCCTGAAAATCCAGATTTACGATTTTGTAATCCTCATACTCAAAATTTGATATAAGATCCAGCGCTCTTGGTGCAAAGGCTAGATCTCTGAAAGTTTTTGACCATTCTGCAAGCACCTGTGTCCTGTACATAAAGCTCGAGCGACCACCATACATTCTTGCCAGAAAATCATCCTGCTGTTTGGTATAATCGGGTCGGTCAAATTTAGTAATAGTCTTCTCCTTAAAAAAAGTCTCCTCTTCCAGCGTCCTATAAAGATATGATTTTCTCACATCATTTGGCACTCCAAGAACGCGAATTTTTGTATTCGTTTTAAGACAGCCCTGTAATTGTTCCAATGGCTTTGTGGTAAATATCTGTCCCTCATCTATCCATACGACGTCCGGGTGTAGACCGAAAAAAGTTTTGCCACCCGAAAATCCTGCAACTCTTGAATGTAAAACCGTTTTGTTTTTAAATTGTATCAAATAATCGGGGGCTCTTAAAACCCTTTCAACCTGAGTCTTTAAAAAGCTATCGTTTTCAATCCTCAGGATTATTCTGTCCATTGTTGGAGAAAGATGAGCTTTGTTGGGAGTAGTAAAAAGAAGTTCCCTCTCTTTTTTCTCTGAGTTATCAAGGCATTCCCTTATAATATCAGCTTCCAGTGTTTTTGTTTTACCCACGCCCCTTGCGGCGGAAACATGATAAAATTGAAATGCTTTATAACGAATTGATATCCTTTTTTGGTAGTCAAAAGGATCCATCTGATTCCAGAACCAGAACCACGAAACAGGATTTTTCACAAGCCAGGCAAGTTTCATATTTTAGGGATTGGGGTAGCGGTAAACCCCTGTAATTCGGGTAAATAATTTAACACTTCTATCTCCTGCCCGCAATAAGGACATTTTAAAACATACATTTCTGGATGCAATCTGGACCATTTTTCATATTTTTGAAGCACATCGGCAATAGTATCTTCCAGCGTCATGGCCTGAGAGTCAGACTTTTGCTTTTCCTCAAGCCTCTGACTTCTCAAAAGAGATAAATCCTTTTGTAGCATCCTGAGCTCTTCCGTAATTTTTATAAGTGATTGGTGCAAATAATATTTGTCTTTTGCCGAAGAAGTTGTGGTAAGTGAATAATCAATTCTTTTGGATTCAAGCTCAAGCATAAGCAATCTTGTCAAAAGCGCCAGATCCGCTGTTTCATAGATCGAGGTATCTTTTAAATATTCGTCTCTTCTTTTGACCCAGAACATTTTTTCCTGCTCATTTTTCAAAAATACCACGGACTTATCTGGTGCAGTTTCAATAAAAATATCTTCTTGTTTTTTAGAATCCTTTTCCTTACTCTTTTGCTGAAAAGCTTTAAACTGTTTAAGTTTCGGGATCACGGACCTGCAGGTCGGACAGAGAGTGGGCAATTGTTTGCCGGGATAGTGAAGGACCCTGAACTTTCTCTTACACTGCTGGCATATCTGCACCTTAATCTCGCCTGTGGCTTTTTTCTCAAATTTCTTAATCAAATCTTCAGTCATTTTCTCCCCTTTTTATGTAAGCTTGTTTGTGGACAGAACGCGGGTCTCGATATTTATAGCATCAAAATATTCTGAAGGTATAAGAACCCTTCTGCCAAAATGAATTGCGGGAATATTCCCTGCTTTAATATGCCTCTGTATCGTTCTAGAAGAACATTTTAAGATTCTCGCAGTCTCTCTGATTGTTAAAAATTTATCGTTCATTATCGAATCTGATAAGCGGAATCTTTTTTCTATCCTCCCATTCCTGCGCCCCTATTCCAACAAATTCCCCATCGACAGAAAAAAATTCAAGGGATATGCCCATTTTCCTGGACATAATCATCTCAAGCACAGCTTTGCGCTTAAAAAATTCATCTTCTGCTTTTTGAAATCTCCTCCAGTATGGTTTTAACTTCCTGACCCAAACATCTTTTTTAAATTTTACTTGCATCTTACCCCCTCACTATTATATATGACATATGGCGACATAAAACGACAAAAAATGAAAAAATCGCACAAAAATTAAAAATTCAAAAAAATAAAAAAATTCTTTAAATTCTTTCTCATGATCATCCCAGTACCGGTACTAGATACTCAGGTATAATAATATAATATATATAAATATATGCTAATCAAATATTTAATACCGGTTTATGCTATATATACCGGAGAGCAACTAAGTATCTATTTGAGCTAAGTTTATTCTAGATCTATTACAATTAAGCTATAAAGTTACATAAAGTCTATTCATGTTAATACCGGCTTTGCATAAATATAGCGACAAATATGATTTTATGTCACAGATGTTCCGGCACCTTTCTTAAAGAAAATGAATAAAAAAGAAAAAAATATTGTTAAAAAAAGAAAAAAATTTGCTTTCCTCTGCTTTCTAGCTGAAATTGCCAGTCCAGCCCTGCTATAGGAATGCCACCAGAACAATTCTTTGCCCTAAATTTTCGATTTTCTTGCCCCGAGCCTACCTGACCTATCTCCCAGGAGCATCTAAGCCCCAAAATCGCCAAATTTTTGCTCACAGAGATATGTCCTGCTCTAGAGAAAGAGAAAAAAAAGAAGAGGAACTAAATAGAAAAAATCCGGAAAGCACAATTTGAGGCCTCAGTGTTATAGCTAATTTCGCACCAGAGCAACGGAAAGGGGGATTTCAGGCGAGATTTTTAAAAACACGTGTAATTGTATCAGAATAGACAGTTCGTGGCTTAAATCGCAAAATTTGACTGTCAAGTCCCCCTCAGATTCCATTACTAATGGGAAATCGAGAGCGAGTGGAATTTTTAAAAATGGTGGGGTCAAATGAGAGGCACTATCCCACAACCCCTTGCCACGCCTTGATTTTTTTACTTCCCCCCGCTTTTGAATTATCTTTATGGTTATTAGCATTCCAGTGGTTTGGTAAAGCGATACTTTACTTCACATAATAACACTTGTGTCAAGTAGTTGTTACCACTTCACTTGTCATTAGCAAGATTGAAGTTTGAAGCGTAAGTAGTTGACTTTTCCACTCCATATATGGTATAACATTAGTAGAATTGAAAATGAGAGGAGATTGAAAGAATGACAAACTTGCAAGGTTTTATAGTTATGGAAAATTTAACAAAACAACAAGCGAAAAGATTAGTAAGGATTCTTACACACGCAAACTTTGGAATTTCCAATAGAAACGAAAAATATTCAGTGTATGGATTAGTAGACAAAGAATACTTTGACATAGTGAAATAGTGAAAATGAATACTTGGGACAAGTTGCAAGTATATAGTAAGCCGCAAAAGAGATATTATCGCAAGCGGCGTAAATTATTTACGAAGACAAACGCTACAAGTTTATGCGATAGTTGCGGCAATTATCAATGCAAGTTTAAGAATAGACAGGTAACAATTTTAAGTTGCAACAATTATATACCTTGTTTCAAAGCAGTAAGTAAATTGTAAGGAAGGGGGGTGAATTTAGATGATTAAAGCCAAACAGATGGAAGTGACTCCATCTACAAGCGGGAAGATAAAGTATATATCGATCCCGACTCCACGATGGAGCAAGGTAAGTAAAGCATTCACTCCGACTGGTAACGCTTCACCGACTGATGTTGCTGCTTCACTACTTGCCAACATCTTCTACGATAATCCGACACCAGAGCAATTCGCCGCATTCAAGGAAGAGATTAAGGCAGCCAGAAAAGCAGCAGCGGAAGAAGCAGAGGAAGAAGCAGAGGAGTAGAGCCCGTAAATTGCGGAGTGTGTGGCAGTTTGTTAGATTGCTTTCACACTCCGCAGTATTTTTTTTGTTCAAAAATTTTTTTTGGTCTCATAAAATTATATTTATAAATTGAATAGAATCATATTCGCAAATTAAAAATATTTCCGGGAGGAATTATCCGATAGAATATCCTGATGAATATCAGGAAAATAGGGTTAAACTGTGCGATATTTGCGCAAGGCGTAAATACTGCACACGAAGGCATAATGTATACAACATTTATCAGTGTAAAGCGTGGTCTCCAAGAATTACAATAACAAGAGCAATTGCAGCGGGGGAAAAATAAAATGATTTCAGGAATTAAGAAAATAAATATATATGGTGACGGAATATTAAAGATAGATAATAGAACCTCTGATAATAATATCAGGCAGTTATTAGAAAACATTTATCAGAGGATTATCTCCGTTGTGCCAATGACAGCACAGCGGAAAGAAGATTTAGACAATTTATTAATTATATTGAAAGATGGGCATTGTTCCAAAAGATTCTATGGTCAATGCTTCTATAGCGAGAAGAAAATTACATTATATTATAATGATTCTGCACAAATACAGAGAACATTTGCGCATGAATTATGTCACTATTTGTTCCAAGATGCAAGAAGAAGAACGGGCCTGAATTTTTCTATATATTCTAACAGTCGCAAAGTTAGAGAATATCTAGCAAACACGTTCGCCAAATATATAATAGAAAATGCACAGGACAAATTGAAAGCATTTTGTGCATTATACAAATAATAAAAAAACAATATAAAAAAAGGGAAAATTTTTTCGGGCATTTTTGGCTGAAAAGTTATCAGCATTTTTGAAGGATTCCGGGGGGGAAGGAGGTGATAAAATAATGTTGGTAGCGCATTATCGGACAAAAAAGGATTTAAAAAATAGCATCGGGAAAGAATTAAGATTCAGCGAAACATCAATGTTTGGACCAGAATATGGTCCAAATAAAACACTAACAGTTGTTGGACCGGATGCATATCAGCGTAAATGGTTTGCAATGGTCCAGATGAAGGATGGAATAATAAAATCTGTAAAATAAATTTTTGAGCTGGCGGGCAGGCGGGCGAAGCCGGTTCTTCCGCACCGGAACAGTTTCCGGAATAATCTCGAGATGGCACGGGATTAGCGGATAGCATTCAGGTGATCAAGCCATCTAAGCCGGATGCGACAAGAATGAGGCACTGGATGTAAAATTTCATCCACTGTACCAGAGCGGGTTCGAATCCCGTCGTCAGCATCCTTTTTGGGGAGAAAAAAATGAAAAAGCCAAATAGATTACCGGTAGTGAATATCAAATTTTTTCTGGACAAAAGGTTAAAAGAACTGAGAATGGTTAATAATCCGCATATACGAATTCATTTAGATGAACAGGAAGGAGAGGAAAAATGTTATTTACAATCTTAGAAAAACTGGCGATAATTTTTGGGCTAATATTCATTGCCTGGGTCACAAAATTTTTGAGATAAGGAAAATTATATGATTTGGATATTATTTGTTGCAGTGATTGTTATAGGCATTGGGTTAACAATTGAAGATATTTACAGAATAAGGAAGAAAATAAAGAAAAAGAACAATGACAAAAAAAAGAATTTAGAATGTAGAAAATATCCGGATTCACAAAACTGAGCAAATATCTATAAAAAAGGAGGGTAAGATGCCAAACCATTGTGAGAATGTGCTATTTGTCTCGTGCAAAGAAAAAGACAAGGATGAACTTCTTAGGTTCAGGGAATTTGCGAAAGGTGAATGTCCCTGGAAAGAAAAAGATGAAGAACCGATTAAAGAAGAATTTTGTTGTAACAAATTTGTTCCAGTTCCAAAGAAAGTAATTAGACAGGGTTTTGATAAAGCCGGTTATGATTGGTGTGTTGCAAATTGGGGTACAAAATGGGGAGCATATGATATACAAGTATTCGTTTCCCCATTTATTTTAAAATATATGTTTTCTACCGCCTGGGGTCCATTCTCAGAAGACTTTATGATTAAAATGAGCAAAAAATTTCCCGCATTGGAATTTGTGCTTATGTATAGAGAACCTGGAGTAGGTTTTAGTGGATCAATGTTCGTAAAGACCGGAGAAATGATTGATAGCCATTTTCGTGATTGGGTGAACAGTTGAAAAAAAGGAAACAGTTGAAGAAAAGGAGGTGATCAAAAAAATGGAATCTATGCTAAAGGATCAAAAGAAATCTATATTAAAAAGTACTTTTATTAACATTCTTATGAAAGCATCTTTTGTATTGAAAACACCATTAGAGCTTTTACAACTAGAAGTAAAATACGATTACGACACTGATAAAATGGAATATACATTTTATGATAATACGACCAATCAGATGCTCTTGCACATTCACGGGTTAGAAGAATTAGAAAAAGCGGAGGCGTAAAATGAAATCCGAAAAGATTGAAGTTTCCACCGCCGGAATGTTGAAATTAGCAATGTATAACGAAAAAGAATTTGATAGATTCAACTCTCTCATAGACCAGGGAAAAATTACCGAAGCAGTAAATCTGATAAATTCCCTTTATCCTGAGCCTGATCCTATAAAATAACTATGAAAAAAATACAGAATAAAAATAATTGGCATTTCGTGAGAATTCCAGGAGGTTATCAGCCATTTCGTGCAAAACGGGTCCTTTTTTGGATTTTCCTATCAAATGGTGAGAATAAAATAATATTTGCTCCATTTAAAAAATCTTTTCGGAAAGTGGGAGAACATAGTGAAGTAATTTACATTTGAGAAAAAGGGACTGAAATAGAATAGGAGGCTGAAAATGAGCTATGATATTTATTTGAAAGATAAAGATGGAAATAATTTTGCCTTAGAAGTTCCCTTGGAAGAGGGCGGAATTCAGCTAGTGGGTGGAAACATTGATACCTGGCTCACAATATCTGGATAAAAAGAAGGGAATCCGGTGGTTATATGGGAGAAAGGCAAAAGATTGTATTAAAAGATTGGAAAAAGCAATTGAACCGTTTAAAGATGCTCCGACTTATAAGGACTATTGGGCGCCAACCCCTGGAAATTGCGTTAAACCTTTAAAAATTTTCTTAGAATGGTGTAAAAAATATCCCGAAGGGGTTTTTACAGGAGATTGAGAAAAAAAGGAATCCTTAGATTAACATTTCGCTTATCAAAAAATTTTCTGGATTTCTAAGAAAAAGGAGAGCAAAATGAAAAGAACAATCAGAGAATGGATGAAAAGAAAGCCATCGCAAAAGGAAATTAAAAAAAATGAAAGATTCATTGAGGATATCAGGAACACTGTTCAGGCTTTTCTGCCTGAAAGTGAACAATGGAAGATGTCGGCCTTCAAAAATCAGGCTGGATTCCTTGACTACGAAGGGAATCCAGAACTTGATTGGGAAAATTGCACTCTCAACAATTGGCAATTGCTTTGGGCTGCTGGTATAGAGGATGATGACAATTATATCTTGAGCGAAAATGAAGGATATCTAATTTGAGAAAAAGGAGGAGAAAAATGACAAAAACGTGTGAAGAAAGAATCGATGAAGAGTTAGAATCTAGGCTTAAGGATTTTAAATTAGCATTGGACGGGAAATATGGGGAGGCGCTTGGTGATAAAGATATGGAGATTGAAGATTTTCTTGATTTTATCAATAATTATGCACTTGCCTATGACGATGATGCTCATTATCGGGCAAAGAGACTGGAACTGTCCTGGGGCGGACCACAGGATTATTTCTTATTCTTTGAAGATGGGATAATCGAATATCATTTCTTGCACTGGTTCGATGGAGCAAAAAGAACGCTAGAAGGAGAGAATTATAAAATTATGGCGGAAGTCAGGGACCGCCTTTCGTTTTAAATTATGGCTGGTTGTGGCAAAGACCAAATGTATGTGCCAATTAGAACGAATGGCAGATGCGATGCCAATAATCCTGCTGGCGAAAGCGCCGAGTAGGTGAGGATGTAGCAATTCGTTTAGTGGGTGAAAATCCTGCCGGCCAGCCCACAAAATTTTAAAAAAAGGAGGTTAAAGGGATGAATAATTATCTGAAAATTAATATGAAATCTAAGATTTTGCCGGAATATGCGGAAAAACTTGAGGATGAATTATTAAAGTTCTTCACTGAGAAGGATATAATAGTTGATATATTTGATAGTGTAACCGGTAATAATACACAAAATTACAACAAAGCCAGAAATAAAAGAGCGCAATTTACAACGGGGTATATTGAAAAATGGCTTGGAACAAGATTTACAAGCTCCTATTATTCAACGAAACAGTGGGAATCTTTCCTCAAAGATTTTAAACATGCCATAAAAAATTCCCTTCCCGAAGGTTCCCGCCTGGTTAACTGGTTAAAAGGACATTTTGAGGTATCTGGTTTCATTGTCCGGAATAATAAATATGTCTATTTTTCAATATCAGATGTAAGATACTGGCAAGATGAATGGTATCATAAAATTTTAATCCGCACTGCAAGCGGACCAGAAGATTATATGGGTGGTTCAAATAATTATACCGACCTTCCGCATTTTAAAGGGAATGTGGAAAAATTATTAGAGAGGGGTGAATAAAAAATGAGAGAATGTAATTACATTATAGGTTTTGAAAACGATGGGAGAGCCATTTATGGTAATGATGGGTTTAATTGGATATGTTCATTTACTCTTGCTCAGGCAAAACAAAAAATAAAAGAGATTCCCCGTAAAGATGTGAAAATTTATAAACTTGTAGAGGTAAAATAATTTAGATTTGATGACAATAAAGGGAGGAATAATGAAGAGAATGACAAAGATATGGTTTAAAATTATAAATGTCCTTATTTATATTTTAGTTTTTGCGGGAGTACTTTTAATATTTTTACTAGCATTTTGAACTCTGAGGAGGATTTAAAAAAATGACCAAACAAGAAGCAATTGACAGGAGCATCGCCCACTGGGAAAGAATGATAAGATGGGTAGAAAAACAACCGAAAAAAGAAGAAGTAGATATTTATTCGATGGTAGATGAAATTGATGAAGGCACAGGATCAATGGACTGCCCGCTTTGTAAAAAATATCAATGTAAATGTGATAAATGTCCGCTTGGGAAAGAATTTGGTTATTGCATTGACCAAGAATCAGTTAATGCTTATTATGAAACATATCTCTCAGAAACTTGGGATGAATGGCTTAGAAATGCAAGAATTTTATTAAAGCAATTAAAATCGTTACGGGAGGAATAAAAAATGTTTACCCTGACAAAAGAACAATGTTTATCAAGATTTAGAGTTATTTGGCAGAATTATTCGCAAGAAGAACAGAAAAAAATATTGATTGAAGATTTAATTGAGCTAGCTTATAAATCAGGATACCATGACGGATGGTATGACGCCTCTAAAAATAAATGAAAGCATATTTAACCTCAATAACAAATGGAACAATTTTAATAGGGAACACGCTTTATTGTCTGCCCCTTCGCACTCAATGTCCAGGAAAAAGAGAAGGGCTAAGAAGATATCCCTGGGTAGCGGTAAAGGAGAACAGTTGGGCATCCGCCTGGAAGGCAAAAGAAAAATTGATAGAAAAATATAAGTGCATATTGGGAAGAAAATTTAAATTATCAGATTTATGGAAGGAGGTGAAGGAAAATGAAGGTCATTAAGTTTTGCGCCATTGGTTCTAATTGGTCTTTAGGCCAACAACTAGGACTTGGTCGGCAAGAGAGATGTTGGGCAGTGGAAATTGAATCCCCCTCACCGGGAGCATTAGAAATAACGGAAAAGAAGCCTGGGGTCTATGGGCTTATCAGAAAATATTATCGGCGTTTTGATTCTTATCAAGATGCTGAAAAGTTCTGCAAGGAGGAGAATAAAAAAGATGAACAAAAATGAGGACTTAGTTAGAGAATTTCAAGAAATGGCGGAAGGAATAAAGCACCAGAATAGAGACATAGAACACGCCATTAAATATGGCATTGCACTCTGCATTGATAAGGTGCAAAATAAAAATGGAAAGGGGGTGAATAAGATGAACGAAGGAATCAGGTATATCCCGGGAACAGAAGAGGGACATCACTATCTGGTAGTCTTCGACAATGGTTCTTATACCATAGGGATAAGAGCATTGGGAGGCCCGGATTACAGAGTAAGAATTATTGCGAATGAGGATGGCGAAGGGAATGTTGCAGACCTCTCCTGCATCGGCGATTTCACTCTTAAGGGGGATCATATTTCAGCTGTGTGTAGTGATGTAGTTCGAGGGATTGAAACTGCAGCGGAGATCATTGGTGCAAAATAAACATCAGAGATGATAACAATCAGATGGGAAAAAATCCGGAGGCAGTGGGATTTAAAAAAGTCCTCTCTGCCTCCGGTGGAGGTTTTAGAAAATGGAAACAGGTCGAAAATTAGTAAAAATAGCGAATTTGATCCTCACATATGAGGAATTTCGAATACCTAAGAAAATAGTTGCAGAAAATTTCATTATAAAGAAAAAGGACTTTGGGTGCATTGTTTACAAATTAAATGGTAGAAAACCTTTTATCGATATAATCATAAGTAGGACTAAGATACCGGAAGGATTTAAAGCAATAATAAAAGGTTATTTGAATTCAAAAAGTTCTGCTTATAAGGAATTTCTCGTAAAGCAATATCTTTTCGGTCTTAAAAAGAACAGTCCTCTTTTTAATCCAACAGCAGAAGTTCTTCTAAGTAAGCCCTTTTCAGAAATACTAGAAAAAGAATTTATTTTTTATGTAGTACAAAGAAAGCCGTGCCTTCTTGCCAAAAAGCCCCTTCTGAGGATTAAAAATTCAGCTCGTCCTGCCTGGATATTTTATCCCTCATCAAGAATATATATTAAATGGCCACCAATTAGCATTCAGAAATTGGCAAGAATGAAATATTTCCCATCGATAAAAATAGCAGGTTCAATGGTAGCAGTTCCTATAGGAATGGGAATAAAACTTTTAAAAGATAAAAGTATTCATATTGAGGAGAAGAAAGGAGAATTTTATCTTGTACCCGAAGATATTTTTAAAAGAATGGAAAATAATGATTCCTTTAAGACAATTTTAAATTTGCTTAAAGAATCTAGAACGGTAGACTTAACTTTCCTATGTGCAAAATACTATTTACTCGATTATATTTTAACGATAGCAGATAGATTTGACATTGATACATTTGAAGAAAGGGCTGAATTTGGGGAACTACAGAATTTTTTATTAGACCTTTTTATAGAATATATAGCATTTGCTTGTTATAGTGAATTAAAGCACAGCAGAAAAAAAATAGCAGAATCCTGGAGGATAAAACAAATACTAAATAAAAAAGAGTTAAAATTATTTAATTGTATACCGATAGATGATGTGCCATCTCAGCGTTCTTTTAGGCTTATTAAATTATTAATAAATTTCCCTGTTGATAATAAAATACCCGATATTTTGAAAATGGCTAAGAAATTGTTCTCTTTGCGCTGGGAGAGAGGTTATGGTGGAGAAAAATGGAAAATAATTGCAGATATAGGTTTAAAATATGTTAATGAGGACATTAATAAATCTGTTTTTATAGATACCGTATGGAACATTCAGCATAATAACGGAACATTTTTCGATAAGGGAAGGGAATTTTTATACTATGGTCATGTACGTGATATATTAGATGCGAAAAATGAGGGTGAATGGGAAATATTATTATCGAAATGTCCGCAACTTGCAAAAAAATTATGGGAGGTAAAAAGATATGACAGATAAACAGAATGAAAAGAAGACAGAAAAAACAGAAAAAATATCAAACAGCAATTTTTATACCGGAGGCTTTTATAATATTGGAAGGTTCTGTGACCATAAGCCATTATTAGATGGTTTATTGTTTTGTGGCAGTAAAGCAGAAGCTGAGGAATATTATCGGAAAAATCAGGATGTTAAATTATGGGTTTCATTAAATGAAAATCCTCAGAAAAATTTACCTTTTGATTCTGAAAATAAATTATTTGCACAAAGAGCTAGAATAATTTACTATCCTATAGAGGATAGAGGGGTTCCTGTTTATGAAGGATTCTCTTCCTTAATAGATTTGATTTTGGAATATTTAAATAATAAGAAAAAAGTAATAATAAATTGTTTTGGAGGTCATGGGAGGACAGGGCTTGTCTTGTGCTGTGTAATGGGCAAACTTAAGCCCGAAATATCAGATATTATAAAATATTGTAGAGACATTTATTGTAAACAAATTATTGAATCACTTAAACAGGCAGAATTTGTGTTCAAATTCTTAAACAAGAAGTTACCACAAAAATATGTTGAGGAATTTGATATATCCTGGCCACCAAAAACAAAGCAGACCTTTTTTCTTACCGAAAAAGATAAAAAGCAAAAAGAGGATACTATTTCCGAAAATGAGCAAGATGATGAGTATTTCCCTTATTTGAATTGTGGAATCTGTGGGCGCAGGGGAAATCTTAAGTATGAGCCTAGTCTCCAGATGTATCTATGTAGAAAATGTAGAAGGAGATATTATGCTACAGGGAAAATATAAAAAGGAAAGGCGGTGAAAAGGAATGGATGGTGATGTTAAATCGATTGAAAAAACTTGCATCAGAGAATTTTATTCCGTTGAGATTGAAAACGGAAATGATAATGCTGAAATAGTAGTGGAATGTTGGGCAGTTGCTGAGGATAATTGGCTCCCGGAATGGGAGATTGACTATCTGGATTGCCCGGAAGATTTAAAACAAAAAATAGATAAAGATAAAGTAATAGACCTGGTAAAAGACTGGCGTGGGGAGAAATAAGAATGAATAGAGCGTGGTGTGATAAATGTATTAACATGACAGGTGGTCTACGAAGGGTGCAATTTCGTAGATTAGGCAAATCAAATGGCTCTTATTTTTACAAAACGGTACAGCGTATTTGCAAACGTTGCAGAAAAAAATATTTTGGATCTTGGAGGTATGCAAGAGAAGATGAAAGGAGGCAAAAATGAGCACAAGAGGATGTGTAGCAATCAAAAAAGGGGAAGGCTTTTGTGGAGTTTACAATCATTTCGACTCATATCCTACCGGATTAGGATATGAACTTTGGCAAAAGTTGCAGGAGTTGAAAAAGAATGGGACATTGAATCAATTTCCACAAAATCTACTAGCATTTGATGACTGGAAAAATTATTTAAATGGTGGAATATGCCCATATTGTGGGAAAAAGGGATTTGGACAAGCCCATTCCATTGATGGTAAATTATTTGGGGATTTAGATAAAGAAATTCTGAATAATGTAAAAAGAACGGGTTTTCCTGATCCTGATTCAAAGTATCATTCTCATGGAGAATTAACAGATAAAATAACATCAGAGAATTGCGATCCATTATTTATAGAATGGGTATATGTAGTGGAAGTTAAAAAACATCGAATGGACATCTTATGCTCTACTAGGGATACAGGTTGGCATGAAGAGGATCTGGGAAATGGCCAAACATTTAGAACACCTAATTATAAGCATGTATTGGTCACTACAATAGATTTGAATGGAAAGGAACCTAATTGGAAAAAGATAGAAGAAATGAGAGCAAAACTATAAAAACATTTTTCTTAAAAAAAGGGAGGGCAAAATGCACATATTGATTAGAGCAATTGTCTACGGGAAAGATAAAGAGGAAGGACTTGAACAGGCGAGAAGTATATTTGAGGGATTGTGTGAATATCAGCACCCATTTGATTATTATTCAATGTTCGACGAAGAAAATTTTGGTAAATGGGCAAAAGGCCGATGGGGAAATTTACCAGCGATTACTTTAGCCAAAAGTAAAAAAGGGAAGGAATTAATCCGGGAAGGAATGAATTTAACTAAAAAATTTTTTATGCAGTATATTAAAAAAGTAAGAAAAATATTAGATGAATGCAAAAACGATGAGGAGCTATTTGAACAGAGATATGTAAATATAGATAAAGATATCAGATGGAATTGTTATCCATTAGGAGAAAACCGGGGGCCATTTACATATCTTTATGATAATGATGGGGAAGGAATAAAAACTCCATCCCATTTGAGAGATGTATTGAATAAATGGAAAAGCATATATGAGGGAAAAGGAAAAAGCAATCCATATAAGGACAAAAAGATATGGGTTGTTCCGGCTGACATGCATTTTTAGAGGGGAGGGATGGAGCAGGCGCTATGTGATGAATCATGCGGAGCAGGGCTGACGCACATAAACCGATGCAAAACATGCCTCCCCGATTATAAAAAAGGAGGAACCGTGGAAAAGAAAAACGAATATCGGGAGCTAATGGTAAAATTCTTAGGAGATTTATTTAAGATATTTAATAGTCAATCTCCTAAGAATGAAGAAGAATCAAAAAAAGCAATTATGGAATATCTCCGTTCTCTTGAAGTAATGCTTCTATTAGCCTTACCTCATTCAGATATGATAAGAATGCTAATAGAGGATCTGCGAATAATAATTGAAAGCAGGGAAAAAGATAAGAAAAAAATTAATTAAATAAGGAGCTTATAGGAAGATGAATAAATGGATAATGATGGGAGAAGTAAAATGGTTTTTAATGTGGAATGAAATTTTATCTAGTAATCCGCATCTAATAAACCAAAAAGAAAGATTAGAGAAAATGCTGTTACAGATTAAAAATATTAGAAAGGAAATGGTATTCATTATATCCTCTCTCCCAAAAGAAAATGGATATAAGATATTATTATCAATAATTATGAGCATTTGTGTAGCATTTATTTCAATTTTACCCCCAAGCACAGAAAGAACTAACCTAATAACTGGGATAATCAAACTCTTGGACAAAATAGATAGACCGGAAGATGGAGAAGATGAATGACTAAAGCTGCAGTAATAAAAATGGCTCTAGAATGTTTTGTAAGAAGAGCTAATTTGCATAATTCTATAAGATTTAAATGCAAATTTTCAAATTTAGAAGTAGCATTTACAAAAGATGTCCCTGAAGATATAAAGAGGGATGTTTATAGTTTATTCAACGAAATTGTTCTTTCGATTGGTGAAGAAGATAAATATGGGAAAATTAAATTAATTGAATCTCCCATGTCTGTAGTATCAAGAGATAAAAGCCTATGGGATAAGTAAAAAAGGAGGAAAAAAATGATATATACTGCGAAATGTCCAAATTGTGGAAAAATTATTGAGGTTTGTCAATCGGATTATCTAGGTTATCCGGTATTTGACGAAAACTCACGCATTGATACATTTTCCTGCCCTAAATGTGGAACGAGATTGATTACAGAAGTTAATATTAAATTAAAGGAGGTGGGGAAAGAATGTTGATATTTGGTGTTTATTCTAATGGCGAAGAGTTTGGAATATCAGATGGGAAGAACATATTTTGGTTGTTTGAAGGCCAAAATTTTCTGGATGAGGATGTAGATCTGAATCAGGGAAAATCTTTTTTAACACCATTTGTTGTGTCAACGCACGGCAAAGATAAAGTAAGAGTTAAAGATGGCAAGAAGATAATTGCAGAATATAATGTAGCCCCAGATGTTGTTAATTCGTTGATTAAAATGAAAAAGAAGTTGACGGGCATTTAAAAGAAATGAATCAGGGTTGCTCTTGTGAAAAATGTGTAGCTGCTTGCTGGCATACCCCAGGTTGGTTTGGCTCGATTGAAGAAATTGAAGGGGCTGCTAGACTGATGGGAATGCCGGTAAAAGATTTTGTTAAAGAATTTCTTATCCAGGAATATTGGGTAGGGGAAGAAGAAGATATTATTGTTCCTTCTCCACGCAGAAATTTTGATAGATATAAAGGACCAAAAGAAACAGATTATTCAGAGATTTTTAAAGAAGAAAATGGCAAAGGCTTTGTTCTAGCTAGTTGGGGACATAATCTCATAAGAGGATATGCTTGCATTTTTTTAGATGAGAATAATAGGTGTTTAATCCATCAGAGTAAGCCCAGAGAATGCAGAGAATGTTTTGTATGTAAGGGCCAATTTATTGATAGAAGCGATTTATTACCATATTGGAAAGAACATCAGGATTGGATAGGGGAAATGGAGAGATGACAATAACGAAAGATAAGATAAAAGAATTTTTAACTATGGCCAAATTATCTGGTCATTCAAATAATACGATAGCAGGATATGAGGGAGATTTAAATCAATTTTTCAATTATTCACGGGACTTAACTAAATCAAAAATAAATTCATGGATCGTAGATTTATACAATAAAAAAAGAAAATCAGCAACAATTCAGAGGAAAGTATATGCACTAAAATCATTTGCTAAATTTTTGGGAAAAGAAAAAGAAATACCATCAATCAAATTCCAAACCAAGAAGCTATTACCGAAATATTTAAAACAGAAAGAAATTGAGATAGTATTGAGTAAAATTAAAAGCTTAAGGGACAAAGCAATATTTAATATTCTTCTATGCACTGGATTAAGAATCAGTGAATTAATTTCTATAAATAGGGACGATATTTCTGATAACAAAATTAAAATAAAAGGCAAGGGGAATAAAGAGAGGATAGTTATTTTATCCAAGCAAGCCCTTAATATTTTAAAAAAGTATTTGGAAACTAGAAATGATGAGAATCCTGCATTATTTTTAGGTAATAAAAAGCAGAGGATAACCAGAGGTGGTTGTTATTTCTTAATAAAACATTGGTTACAATATTGCAATATTAATGGGAGCCCACATTGGTTAAGGCATACTTTTGCAACAAAACTTATTAAATCTGGCATGAGTATTTATGCATTATCAAAATTATTAGGGCATTCATCTCCAACAATAACTCAGCGTTATGCTCATTTAGAAACCGCAGATTTGGAACAGGAATATGCAAAATACTGGAGGGATTGATGAAAATTGAAGATTTGATAAGCAAAGGAAAAATACCATTCCCTATTTGGCTTAAGCATACAGGATTTCTTAATTATTCATATGATGAAAACGGGGATATTATAGATATTTGTTTTGACCATTTGCCCTATCTTGGCAAGAAAGCTAAATTTTGGTCTTCTATTTATTTATATAATGACTATTGGATTATAGATACAAGAGATGGTTCAGCAAGACTTATTGATTTTGATAAATGGTTCGAAGATAGATATGGAAGATAGGTAGATGGAAAATAAAATCAATTCAATTATTTGTGGTGATTCGTTAGAAGAACTTAAAAAGATAAAAAGTAGGTCTATTGATTTAATTATTACATCGCCCCCATACAATACGGGAATTTCGTATGATAAACATGATGACAGACAGGATTATAAAGTATATCTAAATAATATGGCAAAAATATTTGAACAATGTTATCGGATATTGGTTAAAGGCGGTCGCATAGCACTAAATAGTCCCTCAATGATTATGCAGCATACAGGTTCAAGAGTAGCATATCTTAGCATTGATTTTTTATTAGCATTGAGAAAAGTTGGGTTTCAAGACCGCGAAATGATAATTTGGATTAAGTCAAAGCCATCTAAAATTGGAAATGAATGGGCTATTCTTCCATCAGGGCATAGTACAAGTTGGGGCAGTTGGAAATCAGCTTCTAACCCTAGTATAAGGGATGCAAGTGAATTTATAATTGTTATGCATAAGGAAACGCCAAAATTACAAACAAAAGGAATATCAGATATTACAAGAGATCAATTTTTGGCATGGACGACCAACGCCTTTTATTTTCCACCAGAGACATCTATGCGCAGATTTCATCCAGCTCCATTTCCTTTGGAATTGCCAAGGCGTCTTATTCTATTATATTCATGCAAAAATGCGATAATTTTAGATCCATTTTGTGGAATAGGCACCACATGTCTGGCTGCGAAAAGATTAGGTAGAAGATATATTGGGATTGATATTTCTCCAACATATTGCAGAATTGCTAGAGATAGATTGAACGAGTTGCTTTAATTACCCCCTCAGAGCCTCAAATTTGCGATTTAAGAGGGGAAATAGGAAAGGGAATAGGTAAATAAGAGAGAAGAGAAAAAATGGAAGATAAACAGGAATTAGGGAAGCGATTATTAGATATCGTATTAGATAGAGAGCCAGATTATAATCCACCAATACTTTTAGGAAAAGATAATTTAAGACCTCAGAGCTTTTCAGATTTCATAGGGCAGGAAAAGGTTAAGGCTCAACTTAAAATTGCGGTAGAAGCATCTCAAAAATTATCTACTTCAATAGACCATATTCTTTTAACTTCTTTTTTACCTGGAACGGGAAAAACAACATTAGCTAATATAGTGGCAAAAGAAAGAAAGGTAAAATTTTATATGGCTAATGCGGGAAGCATAGAGAAATATGTAGATTTATTTTGTTTATTAGGACAAGCCAGAAAGGATAAAAATCCAATTATATTCATAGATGAGATACATAATTTAAAAACAGCATTAGCGGAAAGTATTTACAATGTTATGGAAGATCCTAATATGGAATTAACATATGAAGAATCTAACTGGGGAACAATTAGTTTTAAAATGCCACCATTTACTTTAATAGGTGCAACTGCAGGAAATCAAGGAATGTTACCCTCTCCATTTTTAGATAGATTTGGAATTAAAATAACATTGGAAGCTTATACAATTGAGGATATTATAAAGTTAATTAAGAAGAATATTAAAAAATTTCATATCAATTTAAATCAAAATGTTATAGAGGCTTTAGCCCAGATGTCTTGTTACACTCCTCGTCTGGCTAATAATTTACTGAAGCAATTATATAATTATTGTATTGTTAAAAAGATTAAAAATATAACAATGAAAGATTTTTCTGCATTTAAGAAATTATATGATTTAGATGATTTAGGGTTAGATATGCCATCCCGTATGATTATTAAGGCATTAGCTGAAAGTCCTAAGGGTGCATTGGGAATCGATTCCCTTGCCAGAAAAACCCGAATAAATAAAAATACTATGATTCAGATTTATGAACCTAAATTGCTTGCATTGAAATTGATTGATTATATGCCACGTGGTCGTGTATTAACACAAATTGGAAAGAGGTATTTTATTGAGAAAATGGATAAAAAGGAGAAATAATAGCCTCTAATTTAAATTATATGGCTATTTTGACCCCTTGACAACTGTCCATTTGTGAAATATAATCAAGAAAAAAGGGAGAAAAAAGTAAATGGAAAGTAGAGAAAAAGCACGAGAAAGATCTAGACTTTGGTATTTGGCTAATAAAGAGCGTCATAAGGAATATAATAAGAAATATTATTCTCTCAATAAAGAAAGGGTTAGAGAGTATCAAAGAAAATATCGTAGGGAACATAAGGATTGGTATAAAAATTATTATTTAGCTAATAGGGAGAGAATTTTACAAAAACAAAGAGAATGGCGTATATCCCATTTTAAGGTTAAAAAGAAATTGGTTCCTGACAATTGGATAACAACGCAACAGGTCTGCCAAATGCTGAATGTTTCCAGGGAAAGAGTGCGTCAATTAAGAAATGAAAGAAGGATTCCATATCTTGAATTAAGTTCTCATATTCTTATCTATCCTAAAGATGAAATAGAGAAAAAGAGGAGGATGAGAGATGTCAAAACCAGCAAGATTATTAGTTAAAGAAGTGGCAAGGATAATGGATACTTCAAATGTATATGCTCAGAGAATGATTAATGCTGTGATTGCGGGTATTTTAAGAGAAATTATAGAAAAAGGAGAATGTTCTATTTTTAATTTTGGTTTATTTTATACCCATCGAAGAAAATCATACGTAGCTCCATTCGATAAGAATGTTATTATTCCCCCAAAAATTCAAATTTCTTTTCGTCCATCTAAAAGTGTAAAAAAGCTGATCAACTCTAAAAGCCAGGAGGAACAAAGTGGAGAACAAAGTGAAGATGAGGACAGGGAGTTTGGACAGCATTCCGATACCTGAGTTAAATAATTTTCATAATAAGCTTGTAGGGAAATTGGCAGAAGGAATAATTCAAAGTGTTGAGTTATATGTCAGGATCCATATTCAGCCAAAACCTAAGTGGTTACCAAAATGGCTCTGGTATAAAATTTTAAAGAGATTATTGGTTTTACAAAGATTTTCGGACTTCAACCATGAATAAAATCTATGCTATGCACATTACAATAGAAATTAAAGCCAGAAGCTTAGAAAGTGCATTAAAAAAATTGGAACCATTAAAAAATCGCAAAAAATATAAAGTAGTTAAAATAGAATATGCGAATGCATATAGAAAGTAGGGGTTTATTAAAATGCAATTTGATCTAAAAAGGGTTAAAGAAGCTGAGGAATATCTGAGGGATTATAATAAGGGCCAAGATATATTTGAAAGGGTTTATCGGTCATATCATGGTAGCTATAAAATTATTTGGGCAAGGTATGATGCAATTTATTTTCTGTATCTATCACTCTACATATTGAAACTGGTTAATAAGACCGAAAATGATGAAGAGAAGCTTATTAAAGTTATTAAACCATGTATTAGAAAGTCATCCCTTACACAAAAGATCTTTAGCGAAATGGTTAAAAATGATTTCATGAAAGTAAAAAAAGCTTGGTACGACATTGAAGACCATATAATTCCATACTTAGGTTATTTAATCTTTTTCAAAACTATTCTGGAATGTCTTATTGAGTATGCCCATAAAAGAACTGGAAATGAACCATATGGAAGATTCATAGAATATTTTGAAGGAACTGCTGAATATTTTATAGGAGATTTATATGTATCAGAAAAGAAAAAAGATAAAATATCCAACCGATAAAAATGTTTTAAGAATTATTAAAAAATTTCTACATGATTATCAGGTAGTTGGTGTTCTACGTACAACTCCAGTTCAAGAATTTTGGATAGCAGGAATGCCACGTATAGAACATACCGGTGCTTGTAGAATTACTTTAGAGGGATATAAGTTACGGAAATGGGAATTAAAAAAAAAGAATAAGAAAGGAGGGTAATTAAAATGACAGATGTTAAAGATTTCGATGAAAATTCAATTGAAATACATGAGGGGGTAACGGATGAAAGGTAATTTTAAAAACTTTCCATATTTGAAAGAAGTATTATGCAAGATGTGTTCAATGGTTGGAGCTGATTTTAATAAAATAGATTTTAAGGAAAGATATTGGTTTCGAAAATATTCTTGGACACAGGAAAAAGAAAAAGAATTTTCTGAATGGCTTTTCAATTATTTAAAAACTAATAGAAAAGCAAGAAATGAATTAATGGAAGTTCCTTTAAATAATAACAAAGCTATAAAAAATTTTATTCAAATGTTTCTTCTCTCTTATGGTTGGACTTACACAGAATGAAAGGAGGCTCAAAATGTTTAAATTTTTTGCTTGGGTAGTTATGGTAACTATAGTTTTAAAGTTATTGATCACCCCGTATTATGCTGGACAAAAAAAAGAAAAAGGGCATTTTGATATATCAGATATTATTGCGACAATAGTTGAAGCAACGATATTGGTGCCTTTATGTTTAAGAGTTCTGGAAATAATTTAAATGGAAAAATTGGAAGTTAAAATTTTGGGATATATGGTAAGAGGCATTAAACTCGAATTAATATACTTACCGCAAATGTCCTCTAAATATTCCATTAGAACCGGAAGGACTATGCTTGATTCTTTCGATAATGAGGAAAAGGCAACAATATATTTCAATGGGGTAAAAGAAGGAATAGAAATAGGCTATAACCAGAAAGGGGGTGAATAAGATGAACCGGGAAGACTGGAAAGATTTTTGCACATTTGTTCTCGTTATTGCAATCATTATAAGTATTTCATTTGCCATTGTTAGTGTTCCGCTTTTGATTAGCTCATCTAAACGGGCTAGAGTGATTAATGAAGAATTCGGAACACAATATACAACTTGGGATATGTTTTTGGCAGGAAAAACAATTGAAAGAGTATTGATAGGGCAGAAACATCATATTGAAATTAATGAGGAGGTGATTGGTAAATGATCACATTAGGAAAAAAAGTAAAAGATAGAATAACAGGCTTCGTAGGAATTGCAACTGGCAGGGCAGTATATTTGAATGATTGTGTTCGCGTTCAGGTTACACCTTCGAAACTCAAAAATCCAAAAGCTGAACCCGAATGGTTCGATGAAGAGGATTTAAAAGAAATTGGACCAGGAATACTTACTAAGCCCAAAAAGCCAACGGGTGGTCCACGTAGATATGAACCAAAAAAGAGGAGGATAAAATGAAAGAAAAGGAACAGGAAGAATTCGTGAATGGAGAGAAAACATTAGTACCAACAGAAATAATCTCTCCGCTAGAGGCAATTACAAAAGGGGAGATTGATACGCAGATTGCAACAGCAAAGCGTTATCCACGCTCAATTGATGCATTCTATAAGAATGCTCTTTCAATGGCAACTGGTAATAAGGATATCGCCCAGAGATGTTTTTATCGCTTAGAGAGAACGGATAAAAATGGGAAAAAGGTAATAATTGAAGGGCCTAGTATTCGTTTAGCAGAAATATGTGCTAACTCATGGGGAAATTTTAGATATGGTGCTAGAATTGTAGGTGAGAACGATAAAACAGTGGTAGCACAGGGCGTTGCTTTTGACCTGGAAAGAAATGTTTCCTCTTCTATTGAAGTCTCTCGCCGAATAACGACAAAAACAGGACAAAAATTTTCCGATGATATGATACAGGTTACTAAGAATGCAGCCTGTTCAATTGCACTAAGAAATGCTATTAATAAGGTAATACCCTATGCTTACATACAGGGTATATATGAACAGGCAAAACAAGTCGCAGTGGGAACAAAGAAAACATTGAAAACTCGAAAGAAAGAACTCTTGGAAATGTATAAAGAATTGGGAATAACGGAAAAACAACTTTTAGAGAAATTAGAAAAACCAAGTATGGCAGATATTACACTTACGGACATTGAAAGAGGGTTAGGCCTTTACACTGCGATAAAAGATGGCGATACGACAATTTCTGAACAATTTGGCCCAAAGTCCACTAAGCCAGAAGTAGAAATGCCACAAGCAAAAAAGCCAGGAAGGCCCTCTAGCTTTCTTCTCGAAATTAAACCTCTAGTAGATAAAGTAAAAGATTCTAATAGTTACGAAAATCTATTAAATAACTTTGGCGTATCTTCGCCACTTGAAATTCCGAAAGAACAACAAGAGGAATTTCTAATACAATTAAAAGAAATAGCAAATGCAGAATCTTCAAGCTAAGATAAAAGATTGGCCACATGTAACTGAAATTCTCAAGGCAGAAAGCTTTATTGATTATTCATCTATTAATGAAGACATCTTGTCTGCTAATCAGCGTTTTGGAACAGCAGTGCATAAAGCCACAGAGCTTTCTGACCTTGAGATATTAGATATAACAACTCTATCAAAGTCACTTATCCCTTATCTTAATGCTTGGGAAAAAGCAAAAAAAGAACTTGGATTAAAAGTATTAAAACAGTATGTAGAAAAATTAGTCTGGTCAAATCGATGGAAATTCAGAGGAACGCTTGACCGGATTATGGAAAGAAGGGGGAAATTAGCCCTGATAGAAATAAAAGCAACAGCTTCAATTTTACCGGCTAATTGTCTTCAAACTGCTTTCTATCAAATTGCTTTTGAGGAAATGACCAGGAAAAAGATAAAAGAACGGTGGGTCATACGATTAAAACCTGATGGTTATGAGGCAAAACTTTGTAAAGAAATGTCTGATAAAGATGTTTGTATCGGTATGGTGCAATCATATTATTGGAAAAGAATGCATTTGAAAAGGGGGTAATCATGCCAACGAAATTAATCCCAAAAGAGGCAGAAGAATTTGTAGGTAATACTCTTCAGGAACTCCAGAGGATTACAGAAGTAAATATTACTAGTAAAGAAGATTATATAAGAGCAAATGATATATTGAAACAGATAAAGAAAAAAGAAAAAGAATTACTGAATATCCGTTTATCAATAACCCGTCCTTTGGATGATAGTAAAGCAAAAATAATAGATTTTTTTAGACCAACACAAGAAAATTTAGCAAGAGTAAAGAATATATATAATAATGCTATGATAAAATGGCATCAGGAACAAGAAAATAAACGTATAGCTGAAGAAAAACGTTTGCAAGAGCTGGCAAAAAAAGAAGAGGAAAAAAAGCGTCAATCCTTATTAAAAAGAGCAGAAAAGCAAAGAGAAAAAGGTAATATAGAAAAGGCAGAAGAACTAAAAGAAAAAGCAGAGGATATATATATCCCTTCCCCTGTTGTTATATCAGATGAACCAAAACCAAAAGGAACTTATATAATTAAAACTTGGAAATATAAAGTAATCGATATTTCGAAAGTAGACCGGAAATGGTTAATACCAAATGATAAAATGCTTACAGATTTTGCAAGGGCAACAAAAGGACAAGTGCCGATAGAAGGCATAGAGTTTTATTGCATAGAAACTATTGCTAATAGAGAAACGTGAAAAAAGATGAAGAAAATTTTTAAATATCAAATACCTTTTGAACATCAGTATTTTGACCTTGCTTTACCAAAAGGTTCACGAATTTTAACTTTACAATTGCAGGATGGTATTCCTTATTTATCTATTCCGGGCAAGAAGACCCCATCCGCAAGGGTGGGGATGAATTGCCTCTCTTGATTTTTAGGCAGAAGTAATATATCACATAAATATGAGATTAACATACAAATACAGACTTTTTCCCGCAAAGAAACACGAGACAATTCTTGACAAGACATTGGAAGAATGTCGCTGGCTCTATAATCATTTCCTTAAAGAACGCAAAATTTCCTGGGAAAAGAATAAAAAATCTCTTAATTATCATTCTCAAGCAGTATCCATTCCTAAACTTAAAAAGCAAAGACCATCTCTTAATTCCATATATTCTCAGGTCCTGCAGAACGTTGCTATTCGTGTTGACCTTGCATTTAAGGCATTCTTCCGCAGAGTTAAATCTGGTGAAAAACCAGGTTATCCTCGCTTCAGAGGACAGGGTAGATATGATTCGTTTTGTTATCCTCAAACAGGATTCAAGATAATTAAGAATAAACTTAATCTTTCTAAAGTAGGTTCTATTGAAATCAAAATAAAAGGAATTATTAAGAACCTTACTATCAGAAAACAGAGAGATAAATGGTATGCCTGTTTTTCCTGTGAAGTTAAGAGTAAACCTCTTAAAGAATCTAAACATGCTATTGGTATAGATATGGGACTTGAAACTTTTGCCACATTTTCTAATGGCCAAAAGATAGAAAATCCTCGCTTTTTCAAGACAGACCAAAAGGCACTTGCCAGAGCCCAAAGAAAATTGTCTAAACAGAAAAAAGGTTCTCTTGAAAGAAAGAAAGCTAAAAAGATTGTTGCTCGTATTCACGAAAGAATCTCTAATAGACGAAATAACTTTTGCCATCAGGAAGCAAGAAAGATTATCAATCGCTTTGGTATAATTTGTATTGAAGATTTGTCTATCAATCAAATGCAAAGAGACAACTTCAGAAGTATTAACAGGAGCATTGACGATGTAGCGTGGGGACAATTTGCTCAATATCTCTCCTACAAAGCAGAATACGCTGGTAGGCAATTGATAAGAGTAAATCCTGCTTATACATCGCAAACTTGTTCTCGGTGCGGACAAAGACAAAAACTTAAATTGTCTGAACGTGTATATCATTGCAACTCCTGTGGTTTTTCGCTTGACCGAGATATAAATGCTTCTCTAAACATTTTGAGATTGGGAACACAATCTCTTGGTATCCAATCCATAGAAGCCCCTTCCGTCAGGTAGGGGAATGTTCACGATGATTCGTCAGTTCAATTTATTGGAATGTTTCAAAGGGTGGGATATGTATTCCATTTGTTTGAACTTTTTATAGGAGGGGAAAAATGTTGAAAAAAGATGTAATTGGTTTAATTTTACTCTGTATTGGGTTAGCTTTAGGTGCATGGCTGGGAGCTAAGATAATGTTAATTGACGGGATAATTCAGATAATCGAATCAATAAAAGCTCATCCAACAATTACCTCAGGAGTTACTTGCGGAATTGTTCGTGTTTTATTTTCGGGTGTGATTGCTTGGTCAATTTGGGCTATAACTATTGCAATATGGAAATCTTTCTTTTCTGATTGACATGAAAATGCCTAAAAACATCAAAAAACTTCGTTCGGTTTGTTGCAATGCAAGAATAAATGTATCTAAATTCTTCCCTGATTTTTTGAGGGATGATCCTAAAACAATGAAGCAGGGAACAAGCTATTTCATTTGTGTAAAGTGTGGTAAGCCATGTAATGTAAAAATAGAAAAATGAAATTTGGAAAAGATTTAATCATATTTGATTTAGAATGCACAGGTAGTGATAAAGAGCTTTATTCAATTTGCGAAATTGGTGCTGTTCGGGTATGCAGAGTTTCGCTTATAATTATAGATGAATTTCAATCACTAGTTAAACCCTATATTAATAATTTTGAACCAGAAGCAATGGCGGTTCATAAGATACCTATTGAGATGCTTCAAAAAGCACCTGATATAAATATAGTTCTTGATAAATTTGAAAATTGGATTGCTAAGGGTAATAATTCAAAATTGGAATCAAATGAACTTGCCTGTCGTAAGGTTACACTTGCTGGCTGGGGTGCTTCATATTTCGATGTGCCATTTTTACAAGAGGCATATAAAATCATTAATCGCCCCTGGCCATTTGATTATAAGGTAATCGATGTAAAAACAATTGTTCGTTGGGAGTTTGCAAAGCAAAATAAACCCTTTAGAGGGGGGTTAGATAAATGTAGTAGACGATTAAATTTTACAATGGAAGGAACACATCATCGTGCTATCGATGACGCTAAAACAACAGCTAGAATTTTGAGTGCAATTTCTTATTGGTAGACAAAACCAGTGCGAAAAATAAGATATTTATATAATAGAGAGACAGAAAGAACCTTAGAATATCTTAAACAACGATTACATAAAGTTAGGGTTGTTCTTGCAGGACCACAGACTATTGATAAAGAGCATTTAGGCGAATGCTATAGGGACAATGGTAGAATAAAGATTAGAATTAAAGCAAATACCAGGAGCATAAAAAAAGTTCTTTTACATGAGATATTAGAGGCAATAGCGATGATTCTCTATAAAACGAATCAGGTCATAGATGTCAATAAAAATACCAATATAGAAATATTTGACCACGCCAATATAGATAGAACAGTAAAAAAAATATTAAAACAAAAATGAGCTATCAAAAAATAAGAAAGCCGGTAATTTGTATTGATTTTGATGGTGTAATAGCAAATTATGATGAGGGCTGGAGGGGAGAAAATGTCTTTGGCGATCCCATACCATTTGCCTCAGAAACAATTCAAAAATTAAAAAGTGATGGCTGGTATATAGTCATTTTTACTACTCGGCAGGAAACAAAAGAATTGCGTGAGTATTTATCAAAAAATAATATACCTTATGATGCTATAAATTCAATAGAGCATAATCCTCCGAATACTTCTATCAAACCGTTCTTTGATATGATTCTTGACGATAGAACGCCACATACTTATGGTAAAAAATGGAACTGGAAAAAGATTTATAAATTAATAAGAAAACATTATCCACCATGGTTTTAATCTAAATGCTTGCAATAAAAAATACAATACTCTGTGATGATTGCTTGAAAATTTTACCCCAAATTCCTGATAGTTCAATTGATCTTGTGTTTACTGACCCGCCATACAATGAAAAATATAAATATAGGGGTACGGGTTTTATAGATTATAGGGAAGATTATTATGAATTTCTGGAAAAAGTTTTGATAGAATTGAAAAGAGTGCTTAAAAATACAGGTTCTTTATATATAAAACATTCTTCACGACAAATAAACAAATTAATACCATTATTAAATAAGTATTTTATATATAGAAATCTAATCGTCTGGATATCAAATTCTCAAGCTCACCCAAAGAAAAATTATGATAGTTTCTATGAGCCAATTTATTTTTATACTAAAACAGATAATTATATTTTTAATAAAAGGGCTGAATTTAGAGCTAAACCACCAAATTATTGGTCAGGTTGTGGTAAAGAATTTGTAGGACTTCTAAATAATTGTTTCTATGATATAAAAAAGATACAAGCGGGCTGTTTAAAAAAAGTAGAGGGTGATACCATAGGTCATGAAAAATTGCATCCTTGTTCAATGCCAATACGATTAGCAGAAAGAATAATTAAGGTGTCAAGCAATGAAGGAGATATTGTAATGGATCCATTTGCTGGCTCCTGCACCACAGCAGTTGCAGCTATAAGAACAAAAAGGAATTTTATTTGCATAGAAAAAGAAAAAATGTATGCTGATTATGGGAAGCAAAGAATTAAAAACATCCAATATCAAAAATTATTGCTATAAATAATTTCTAAGATTTGAAGGAGGAAAACTTATGGACAAAAAGGAATCATCAGAAAAAAAGAACATAGCGGGCGAAAAAGTAAAGGTGGAAGTTGAAATTAATTATTATGATTATAAAGTATTGGAGGAACTTGCTAAAAAAGAGGGGAAATCGCATGGAAAACAGATAACTGTTTCGGATTTAATTAGAAAAATCGTTTACAAAGAATTAAGCTTTTTATCCTCAACGGTAAAAGAACAAAGAGAGATTTTCGACTATTGGAACAGTAAAGAGGTTATAAAGCATAAAAACTTTACTAGATGTCGTAGACATATTTCGTCAGCACTCAGGGTATACAAGGTTGAGGAGATTAAGCAAGCAATTGACAATTATGTAACTGTTTTAAATGATGAGCGAAGTTATTGGAATTATAAATGGGATTTAATAAGTTTTCTTTTAAGGGGTGTAGATAGGTTCTTAACTTGTAATAAACCGCTTCAGTCTTTTCGTAAGTTTACCGGTTCTAAGAAAGATGAAATGCCAATTAAATATAATAAATTAACCTAAAAAATGGCTTCCAAAGAAATATTTCAGGATAAAGAAGCTGAAGAAGCTTTACTTGGTTGTTTCCTAATAGATAACAATATTTTAGACCTTGCTCTTAGTTATTTAAAAAAGGAAGATTTTTATTTTAAAAAAAATCAATTTCTCTTTGAGCAAATGCTCAAAGTATATAAAAAGCAAGGTGCATTTGATTATGTTATATTATATCCATTAGTAAAACAACAAATATCCTCACAAGAACTTCTTGATTTAATGGAAAAGCCATCGACAGTTCAGATGGCAAATGCTTATCTAAAGCGTATAAAAATCCTCTCCTGTGAAAGACAAATACAGAATCTTGTTTTAAAATTACAAGGACAAAGTCAGTCAATAGATAACGTTCAGCTAACAGAAAAAATAGGATTATTAAAAACAGAACTTAATAAAATAGAAAATGAATTAAATCTAGAAGAAGAATTTAATTTTCAAAAGGATTTAACCGAAACGCTGGAAATAACTGAAGAATTAACAAAAAAAGAATCATTAGCATTTCCAACAAATATACATATCTTTGACAAACATTTTGGAGGATTTCATAGACAAAGAATCTATATTCTTGGTGCAAGACCGGGGCATGGTAAAACCTCTTTCTTAGCATGGTTTACTGCTAATATTAGTAAATATGGATATAAAGTACTTTATATCAGTCCAGAAATGGCTAAAAAAGACCTTATTTTAAGAATGCTCTGTAGTCAGTCAAATATTGAGAATCGGATACTGGAGAATCCTAAACTATTAACAGAAGAAAATTGGAAAGTTATAACAAATACTGCGGCTAAGATGTATGATTATAAAATAGCCATTTATGATAAAAAATGTTCCATTCAACATGTAAATTTTCTTGCCCAAAAAATAAAACCAGATATTTTAATTATTGATTACATACAGCATATGCAATTTAAAAGTATGGAATTTCGTGCTATAGAGATTAATAATATTATGAATGAGCTTAAAAATATAGCTAAAGAAAATAATTGCAGTGTTATTATAGCTAGTCAGATAAGCAGACAGATAGAGGAAAGGCAATCTAAACTACCAATGTCAAGTGATTATAAAAGCTCTGGGAGTATAGAAGAAGGTGGAGATATGGCTATGTTTTTATTATGGCCATATAAATTTAATTTAAGAAATAATCCTAAAACACATTCTCCCTGGCAGGAAGAAGATAAACATATAATCACGATAGTTATATCGAAAAATAGATTTGGTCCGACAGGAGATTTTGAGTTAAGATTCAATTATGAGAATTATTCTTTTGAAAATTTACAATTACTAAAAGGAGGAAGTTAAAAATGGGGTATGATTTAGAAAGGCGAGTAGAAGATTATCAGAGGACAACGGAAAAATTAGTAACAGAAGTAAGAGAGTGTTTCAATAAAAATAAAGAAAGGACGGGAGAGGCAAAGGGACAGGAAGTTTTACTCTTTTTAGCATGCATTCTAACCTTTATCCGTGCTGTTATGCCACCTGAAATGAGAAAAATGTTTATGGAAATGGCAAGAAAAATGGAAGATGAAAAAATATCGAACAATACTTATTGATCCACCCTGGCAATTAAAATTGACAGGACTATATCGAACAAGAAAATTACGTCCTGCGAAATTAGTATATCCAACAATGACGATAGAGGAAATAAAAAAAATACCGATAAATGAACTTGCTGATATTGGCTGTCATTTATGGTTATGGGTTACCAATCAAACATTACCATTGGGGTTTGAATTAATTAATCATTGGGGTTTTAAATATCATGCCCCAATTACTTGGGTCAAACCCTCTGGTTGTGGAAATTATTTTGTGCATAGAACACAACATATCCTGTTTGCTTACAAACAAAAATGCCAATTTAATAAAGCACGGTATAAACCAACAGTATTCTTTACCTCTATTCCTAAGCGACATTCAGAAAAACCAGAAGAAAGTCATCAATTGATAGAGAGCATATCTGATGAACCAAGATTAGAACTTTTTGCACGTAAGAAACGAAATGGATGGGACTGTATTGGTAAGGATATAGATGGCAAGGACATTTTAAATTACTTTTTTTGGGCTTTTCATAAACCATAGAAGGAGGTAAACTATGAAAAAGCGAATTGAAATCACCAAAGTTAAGAATGGTTATATTGTTGAGTGTGAGGATTCCAATAATACTACAAAAATTTATGAAGCTGATGATAAAGACCCAGTTATTAGAATGTTATATGATATATTGAAATATTTTGATGAAATGAGTTCTTAGATATGATTTAAGAAAGATTGAGGATTGAGGAGGAGAACCAATGAGAAAAGACGCAGTTATCGGTGAAGTTTATGGTGAACCTGCAGAGTCAAAAGAGATATTTGCAAAGTATAAGCAAGAACGCCACGCTAAAAATGTGTGGAAAGCAAGGTTTATCGTGGTAGCAATACTATGGATTTGGTCTGCTATCTATGCTATGAATTTAGAACAGAAATTGCGGATAGCACAAAGTCAACTGGAGATAGCAAGGCAGGGAGTAGTAAATTTGGCTGAACAGGAGGAGAGATGAAAAATCTGATGAGAAATCTGATGGAAGAAGCAAACAATGCAGTAAGATGGCAAAGGCAAGTAGCCCGTGATGTGTATGAGCTTTCGCAAAAATGGGCAAGAAATGCCATAGATAATGAGATACCTTATGGTATTTTATCTTTTGCGATTGCTGAACCTCAAATTGCTGTAACAATAACTGCATTAACATCAACATTTAAGGACGAAGATATTCCAACTATGTTCTTTATTCCTGCAATGGTACAGAACTTAGCTAAAAAAATAGATAAATCTCAAATGCAAGGAATAAAAAAACTTGCTGAAATATTAGTTAAATTGACAGAAGAAATTGAGAAGAAAGGAGAGGTAACTGATGGACAGGATTGACGGAATGCAAAAAGATGAAAAGTATTATCATGCAGATATTACGCTTCATTTACAATACCCGCTGGAAAATGTAGACCACCCGGAGGAAATAATAAGAGGATTGCTTGAAATGCCCCTTGAAGACCTTATCAAGAAATGCGGGGGCAGAAAAGTAGTATCCTGCGAAGGGTGGACTGCGGAAGAGGAGATTTGAATTATCGGACAGTAAATCCCGACAGGACGCCACTTGTGTTCCTCTCCATCGGGTGAGCAAAAGCAAGGGCTATATCCCTGTCGGGTATGTCCGAAAACGGGGGCTGGTTTCCTTTTAGTGGTTGTTGTGGTTGACCAGCTTCCCCAGAAAGCGAGGTCACTATGCCAATAGATAAGAATGATTACCCGGAAAACTGGAAGGAAATTTCCTTAGCAATTCGTGAGCGTTATGGGCATCGCTGTCAGCGGTGCCATACCGTATCAAAACCCAAACATGTATTAACGGTTCATCATTTAGATATGGACCCGAAAAACAATTCACTTTCAAATCTGGTGCTTCTCTGTCAGAAGTGCCACCTGCATATTCAGGCAAAGGGTAAGATGGACATGAACAGGTTTTATGACATTTTGAATGCGGAGAAGAACTTTGACAAAAGACAGGGGAAGCTGTTATGAGCTGTTTCTATCAGCCAGCCCCCCCAGAAAGCGAGGCAAGAAATGAATGGATTAAAAGTTGGTGATAAAGTAAAGATAATAACGAAAGGTTATTTGAAGGGGCAAATTGGCAAGGTTATTAACACAATCAAATTTCCAAGGGAATTTTATATGGTTCAGCTTAAAGGGAGTATTCAGGAATATCTCTTTTTAAGAAGTGAATTACAGAAAGCGAGGTAAAAAATGAGAAAGCATAATTATCTTATAGGATATAAAGATGGAAAGAATGGTATTTTTGATAACGAGTATTTTTTCATAGAGTTACTTACTTTGTCGCAAGCAAAACAAAAGCTTAAAATCTTTTCTGATAACCCGAACCTGAAAATCTACAAACTTGTGGAGGTAAAAAATGACAAAACTTGAAAAGAAAATTATTTCTATTCTCGTCCCATTATCGGCAAATGCGCACAAAAGTGAAATAACAGATGACCAAAGGATGGATGATATAGAAAATGCAACGCAAAAAATTATTACCCTCATCAAAGACCTTCTGCCTTGCCCTGTTACACTTCCTACAGCCACATATTATCGTGAGAATGCTGAAGGTTGGAATGCTTATTTTGCAGAGATTTTACGCAGGATAGAGGAGGAGTAAATGAATGATATAAATAATAATTACCCACCGGGAATGACAGATATGGATTATCGTTATGTAGGCGAAAAACCTGCATATTATTGCAAGAAATGCCATCGTTGGCTATGGTTCCCTTGTAAAAATTGTCCTAATCCTGAAGAATGTTTTTGCGATGGCAAATATAACAAAAAGGACGACTAATGGCTATCCGAAAGAAAACGGTTTGGGTTGCAAAATGTAACGGTCTATGCGGTAAAAGCATAATAAAAGATATTAATTTTATCTCGTTCTACTACAAATCCGACCTGATTGCAGAACTAAAAAGGCAGGGATGGCATATAGAGAAATACGACAAGGTCTATTGCCCTTCTTGCTACAAAAAGAGACAGAGGGCAAAGGCACAAGTGAAAAAGAACAGGAGGAAGCCTTGACCTTCTTGAGCGTAATGTCTGGTTGCGGTGGAATGGATTTAGGAATAGAAAGGAGCGGATTCAAATGCAAAGGACAAATAGAGATAATGCCATATGCTTTGAAAATCTTGAAGAAGCATTGGCCAAAAGTCCCGAAACATACGGACATCTTGACCTTTTGTGTGCGGGATGGCCTTGTCAGGACAATTCAATCGCAGGTAAAAGAAAGGGTATGCAGGGTAAAAGAAGCAGTTTATGGAGTGAAGTTAGAAGACTCATCGGAATATTCTACCCTAAATGGCTTATGCTCGAAAATGTTCCCGGACTTTTCTCTGTCAACAATGGCAAGGACTTCTGGCAAATCATATCCGACCTCGATTCGCTCGGGTATTGTGTGGCGTGGGATGTGCTGGACTCACAAAACTTTGGAGTGGCACAACGAAGAAAAAGAGTGTTCATTATCGGAAGTTTTGGAAACATCGGTGCATCCAAAATATTATTTGAGCCGAAAGGCAGTAGCAGGAATGATAAGGCGAAGCAAAAAATGGGGGCGAGGGGGTTATGTATTTCTACAAGAGATGGAGAAAGGAATGACCCGACGAATGAAACTATTATCGCTTCAACAATTGGAACAAGCACTAACCCCGACCCCAACTACGGAACACACTTCATCGCACAAACAATCGGAGCATCCCCAAGAGGTAATACTTCCTTTGTATGGCAAGACACTTATATTGCGGAAACTAACTCCCATAGAAAAAGAGAGATTACAGGGATTACCAGACAATTGGACTCTCGTAGAGGAATAGTTATTGGCAATGCTGTTACTGTTCAGGTTGCACAATGGTTAGCGAAAAGAATTATAGATTATGAAAGAGGACTTTTATGACCAATTATCATAAAAACAGATTTGGCAGACGCTACACAGACCGTCTCACACACAAAATTTCTTATGTAATTGCGATATTCTTGCTTCTGACATACTTTTGTATGACAACCATAAAAATATCGCCTCAAAACGAAAATATGAGCCTCAAGAGCGATAATAAACAGGAGATAGAGGCAATCATTTCAGAGTTAGCTCCTCAATATGACCTTGACCCTGAATTGGTAAAAGCAATGGTTCAAGTAGAAAGTCAGTGGAAAGCAACCGCAAGAAGCAAGAAGGGCGCAATAGGTCTTATGCAGGTTATGCCAGAAGTATGCCAATTGTATGTGAAACCCCTGAATTTGAGCGCAGAGGAGGCAAGAAAGTTATTGTATCTAAAGAGGTTCAATCTCCATATCGGAATGGCACACCTGAGGGCTTTGCAGGCAAGATGGGGTGATAAGGCATTGGACATATATTCTGGCGGTGCAAGGGATTATGTGAGCAAGATAAGATTGGCGATGAGGAAGGAGGAACGATGAAAAAGTGTAAAGTTGACGGTTTATTCCATCTGTGGAATTTGGAAAAAGGAATAAATGATTTGTTCGCAGAATATCCTATTCAAGAAATCAGAATATTCCCCCAGAAATTTGAAGGTGACCAAATGAAAGAAGAATTATTGTTTGCTGTTATCGGATTTTATGAAGAGGAGGAAGAATGAAAAAACTGACAGAAAACGAAAAAGTTAAGTATGAGGTTTCCAAAGATGGAACGGGATTACTGGCTTATTTTGAAGACGGTAATTTTTACCACATCCATAGTGATGAATTAACGAAATTGGAGAAGTGGATATTAGAAATGTTGAAAGGAATAGAAAAACTTGCTGATATAATAGCCGAATTTGTTGGCAGGTAAAAGCAAATGAATGATGTTAAATCCTTAAAAGAAAGTTTAAGAATGATTGAATTTTTATGTTACCTTTCCGCAGACCCAGCAAATGATACAAGCGAGCAAAAACAAAAACTCATAGATACAATTTATGAAATAGCGCATTTACATTCTGGCTGTAAAAACAAGCATATAGAGTGGAGAAAGAATAGACAAAAACTAAAAAAAGAATTCAAAAAATGTGGATGGATTTGAGAAACAAGAGGTTCGCAAAACTCAACGGGATAAAACATTGGAAATGGGCTTAAATGATGGACTACCCAATAATGGAACAATTAAATAAAATAGAAAAGTGGCCTATTAATTCCACAGATGACATAAAAAATTTAATTGATTATATAAGGCGACTATGGTGGTATTCAGAGACAGGTTTTGTTCTGAAAGGAAAACAGGTCTTACGATTAGAATTACATACATATGGCTGGAGCGGTAATGAAGATATAATAAGAGCATTAAGAAAAAATGATTTTTGGCTACTTTTCTGGGAAAAAAGCACAAGGGGCGGACATTATTGGTTTAAGATACCTTTATTTTGATTGGAGGTGGGAAATGGAATATCCAAAAATCCAAACAATTTTCAAAAGAGATATGACCAAGAATGGCAAGATAATGGTTGACCATTATTCTATGCCAGAATTTGAATATCTGAAGGATAACAAATGGATATTTACAGAGAAAGTAGATGGGACGAATATCAGGATAGAATGGAATGGCGAAATTGTAACAATAAAAGGAAAAACCGATAGAGCGTTAATACCAACCTTCCTTTTTATTCGCCTTCAAGAATTATTTGTTGAAAAAGATAGAACAAATATATTTAGAGAAGTATTTAGACCAAAAGATGATACAGAAAAAATAGATGTGTGTTTATATGGTGAAGGATATGGCGCACGAATTCAAAAAGGCGGTGGAAATTATAAACCCGATGGGGTAGATTTTGTTTTAATAGACGTCAGAATTGGTTATTGGTGGCTTAAACGTGAAGATGTAGAAGATATTGCGAATAAGTTTGGAATAGAAGTTGTCCCAATAGTAGGAGAAGGAACATTGCAAGATATGGTAGAGAAGGTAAAAAATGGATTTAATTCTAAATGGGGCAATTTTTTGGCAGAAGGCATTGTAGCCAGACCAGAAATAGAATTAAAAGACAGAAAAGGCAGAAGGATAATTACAAAACTGAAATATAAGGATTTCAAATGATGAAAACCACTCGCCAAAAAGGTAATTATTATCGCCTGAAGACCAAGCACTGGCTTGAAGCGCACGGGTGGACGGTGCAGGTCAGCGAGCGAAAAAAGATAAACTACTTCAGGGATAGGAAAACGGGAGAGTTGAAGCAGTTTTATGCACCGATAGATTTATTCGGTGCTGACCTTGTGGCAATGAACGGGCAGAACATCGTTTTTGTGCAGGTTAAGGCAGGAAAGAAAAATATCGCACAGGCACGGGCGGAGTTCTTATCATATCCGTTCCCAAAATGCGTCTGGCGATGGATTGTAAGTTGGAAGCCCAAAGCAAGAGAGCCAGAGGTAGAGGAAATCTAAATACTAATTAAATACTAATATCTACTAAATTAGTATTTAGCAAGGAAATGAAAAAGAAGGGACATTTTGAAAAGGGGGTAAAAAATGAGATTAGAAGGAGAGAAGGAACGGATTCATCTCTATGATAAAGCGGAAGATGCAGTTTTGAAGCTATCAGATGGAAATCCTGGTGCATTAATAGTTCTAATAGACTTACTAAAACAACCATCAGGCTTATTGAGAATATTAAGATTAGATGCTTTTGGTATATATGGACAATGGATATGGATAGCGTATAAAGATATTTGCAAAGGAAATATAGATCTTTTAATAGAAAAATTGATTAAGAATGGAGATGAACTGATAAAAGAAATTAAGGAAACGCAAGATTGGAAATACTATCATTCTACAACAGGGTGATAAAAAATGATTAAACCATATTACGAAGACGGAAATTCAGGGATTACGATATATAATAATGATTGTTCTGATATATTACCACAAATAGAAGAAAATAGTATTGATTTGGTTCTAACTGATCCGCCTTACGAGTTAGATTGGCGACAGAGTATAAATTTCAAAAATAGAAAATCAATGTTTCATCATAGAGAGGAAACACAAAAATGGGATAAGGACATAAGAACAATATATAAGATAATCTTTAAAGAATTTGATCGGATAGTAAAATATACAGGTTCAGTAATTATGTTTGTGCGTTCTGAATATATTTCTTGGGCAATAGAAGAAGCAAAGAAAAATAATTTTGATAATAAAGCAACAATTGTTTGGCATAAAAAAAATCCGGTAATACAAGTGAGAAAAAAGAACTATTTATCTTCTATCGAAACTATCTTATGGGTTGCCAGATGGGCAGAAAAATGCCCTTTTACTTTTAATTTTAAAACTCAAAATGAAATGCATAATTTTATTGAAATACCATTATGTGGAGGTAACGAACGAACGTGCCATCCAACACAAAAACCCTTAAAATTGATTAAACATTTATTGGAAATACATAGTAATGAAAATGATTTAATTCTTGACCCCTTTCTCGGTTCTGGCACAACCGCTGTTGCTTGCAAGCAATTAGGACGTAGATGTATCGGGATAGAGGTGTCAGGAAAGTATTGTGACATAGCAACTAAACGTCTTTCACAAGAGTATTTGAAATTATGAAAAAATATCAAATAATTTATTGTGATCCTCCATGGGAATTCAAAGGAAACTATGGGAAAATAGGAAATAGCAAATTAAGCGGTTATGGGGCAGAATTAAGATATCCTTTAATGAAAGATAAAGATATTCTTGAATTACCAATTCAAAGAATTATTGATAATGATTGTGCTTTATTTTTATGGGTAGTTAATTCAAAACTTGATTTCGGAATTGAAGTATTAAAAAAATGGGGATTTCAATATAAACAAATTGCATTTTGTTGGATAAAAACCTCGCAGAAAGGAATCCCAAATTGTAGATTAGGTTATTGGACATTAGGGGGAGCGGAATTATGTCTTTTGGGGATTAGAGGACATATGGGCAATAAAAGAAAAGTCAAAAACATTAGACAAGTTTTATTATATCCAAGGATTGGACATTCTAAAAAGCCACCTCAGATAAGAAAAAATATAGAATTATTATTTGGAGATTTGCCCCGTATAGAATTATTTGCCAATGAAAGGGTAGAAGGATGGGATACAATAGGATATGGGATAGATGGGAAAGATATTAAACAAAGCCTTGAAGAGTTGGATGGTAAATCATGAGCAAAGAAATTACAGATATTGATTTTAAAAAGGAAGTTATAGATTCCGATAAAATTATATTAATAGATTTCTGGGCTCCTTGGTGCGTTCCATGCTTGCAACAAAAATCAATTCTTGAGAAACTTGAAAAAGAATATAAGGGAAAAATAAGATTTTTAAATATTAATATTGATAAGAATCAGGTATTTGCCAGTAGGTATTTAATAATGAACATCCCTAATTGCCTAATATTTAAGGACGGAAAACCAATTGAACAAATTGTAGGGCTTGTTTCTACGAATAAATTAAGAGAAGCCCTTGATAGGATATTAATGGAGGGATAAAATGAAAAAGCTCTTTAATGCTGAACAGGAATCATGGGTCTTACAAGAAATAGAAAAACATTCATTTTTTGAGGATATTCTAAAGGGATTGGAAGATACTTGGAAATTAAAGGTAACTCCAACACAGTTCCGTAATTGGTGCGGGAACAAAAGAATAAATTATCCTCCACATAAGAATGCCCCTGGTTATTCACCAGAGGAAATAGCATGGTTAAGGAAAAAGGCAGAGGAATATCAACCATATCCTATAAAGATGTGGGAAGTATTACAAGAATTTAATAAGAAATTTAGTCAACGCTCAAGGGCAGGATTACTTTCTAAATTAGAAGATTTGGGATATACTAATTTTGCATGGACTGAAAGCGGATATGAAAGAAAAGCAAAAAAAATGGGTTTGGTTGAAAAACAAGAGATGCCCCTCTCCTTTGAAATACTAGAGGCAAAATATCTAAGGGCATTAAATCTCCAAAAAAAGAAAAATAGGGAGCTTATAAGAAGAATAGCAGAACAAGAGACAATAAAAGAAGCAATAATTTCTCATATAGAGGCTTTACCACCAGCGCCGATTCCAACATTTCATCTTGAGGCAACAAAAAAATCTCATTTTCTACCAGTTGCATTACTTGGAGATTTACATGCAGGACAGATTGTAGTAAAGGAAGAAGTTGCGGGATTTGGTGAATATAATTGGTCAGTATTTGTAGCAAGATTTGAACATTGGGTAAATATGTTAATTCGTTTATGTATGGGAGATTTAAAAGAAAATTATGAAATGAATGAACTAGGAATATTAATGCTCGGAGATTTCGTTAGCGGTGAAATTCATGATGAATTAAAAGCTTCACAAAATATGGGTATGATAGAGCAAGTAGTTATGACTGCTTTCGTATTAGCACAGGGACTAAGAGAATTAGCTCATTGGTTTGAAAGAATTGATATTGGTTGTGTTGTTGGAAATCATGGAAGAATAACGCAAAAGCCAACATTCTCAAGAAATTGGCAAAGTTATGACTGGCTTGTTTATTTTATCGCAATGATAATGCTTAAAGAGCAGAAAAATATAATATGGAAATTACCAATGTCTTTCTTTGATCTAAAGGAATTTAATGGGCAACATTTTTGTTACATGCACGGGGACAACATACGAATGTATCAACAGATCCCCCACTATTCGATAGAGCGAGCAATTGGTCGTATCACACAACTTTTAAATTCCAGGCGCCAATTTGCTGACTATTTCATATTTGGACATTTTCATAATTCAGCTGATATTCAACAATGTACGGGCAGAAGGATAATAAATGGTGGCTTTGCAGGAGCAGATCCGTTCTCTTTAAAGGCAATGCTTGTTAGTGCGGATCCGGAGCAATTAGTTTTAGGGGTTCATAGAGAAAAGGGTATTCCCTGGGAACGTAGAATAATGCTTAAATATGCTAAGCCTAAACCAGAAAAATATATCTATCAAGTTCCTGAAATGGAAAACGCAGTTCTGTAAAAAGGAAAAGGAGAGAGCAAAATGGAGAAAATTAGATACGCTTCAGGAATTAGATTAAAATTAACTCACCCACGCTTGCCAGAAGAAGAGCCAAATCATAAAAAAAGAGTGGAAATTCCATTAACTCAGAGGGATTGGTACGAAATATATTGTGGCAATTGTATGCATAATGGTGGACCAAAATTTATAGAGCAAAATCCAGATTGGTTTCTTTGTCCTGCAATATGGCGAGTATCCAGGCCACCCTGTCTTAAAAAAATAAGAGATATGATACCACCAGAATTAGAAGAAAGAGCTAAGGAATGGTTAAGAGAAGCAAAAAAAGAGATTACACGTAAAAAACCTCCAGATGGCGAAGAGAAGATATCCTCGTAAATTAAAACTAATTTTTTTTGATCCCCAAATTCTTGATAAATTTTGGGCGTATCAACCAAAAGAACCGTTAACCAAAGAACGATATCTTCTTTACAAAAAATTAAATAAAGGAATTAAAAAACTAACCCATAGGCAAAGGAGCTGTCTTAAATTAAGATTCTGGAAACAATATTCAACAACAAAAATAGCAAATAAATTAAAAATTAGTCGTAGAACCGTTAGAGTGCATATCGAAAGGGCAATAAATAAATTAAGAAAATTTTTAGTCATTTAAAATGGAAAGAATTTGCATTGGCTCCATTATTAGGGATAGAGAATGGATTCTACCCGCCTTTTTCAATCATATATTAAACATAGAATATCCAAAGGAAAAAATAGATTTAATATTTCTCTTTAATGATATATCTGATAATTCACTAGATTGCGTTCCATTGGCTTCTTTGAGAGATTATCATTCATTAAATTTGTTTAACCTATATTTTGGTGCTCAACCAGATCGAAGGGATGGAAAAAGAAGACAAAGATTCAAGCATTTCGCATTCTTGAGAAATACTTTAAAAGATTATTTCCTTTTACTTACTAAAGCTAAATATCTCCTCAGTATAGATAGCGATATATTAGTTTATCCCAAAGCGCTAGAAATATTATTATCACAACAAAAAGATATTATCTCGGCATTAATCACTAATGATTATGGAAGGGGAAAATATACAAATGCATTAATGCAAATAGATATTGGAAAGTATAAACATTTAGATTTTGAACAACCTATTTTGCAATGCATCCCTTGCGATGTAACCGGTGCCTGTTGTCTTATAAAAAGAGAAGTATTTGAAAAAGGTGTTCATTGGGACTATGATTCCTGGGGAGAGGATATTTATTTTTCTAATCAAGCAAGGGAAATGGGATTTAATTTATTTACCATAAAAGGGATAGCAAGACATATCATGGGACCAGAAATGCTAGCCCAGAAGTGAACACCCCTCTACCTAACGGAAAGAGAGTGTTCACGTAGGTTTCACTACTTGACGCCATCCCAAGTTATATCTGACATAATTTCTCAATGCGGCTGGGGTAGATTGGGCAGAAATCCCCAAAAGTAATCCCTGCATTTGTAGTCCTGAAATTACTGCCTCTGAACAATAGTATGCCCAGGGCAATTGTTTGAAAAATTTACAGATTTTCGCAAAAACGCCAAGCCCATCATATATCGTTTTTCCATCCTGACCAACATACCACCACCCAAGAGCAATTACTTTCTGCTTTGGCAATGGTATCTCGTAGAACTCGTAAGTATCGTTTTTCCATCTGTCAGGATTATCCTGATGTGGCAGAAATTGCTCACTTCTCATTCTTGGCCAGCCCATTTCATACAACCTGCCAGCGAAAGGATATTTACAGGTATCGTTTATATCCTCTTCCTGTTCACCGAATATATCAAATGTATGAGACCAACCAGGAGAGAATAACCTTATCAGCCGAGATACCCAAGTATCAGATCGTGAGAAACCAATGTATGTTTTCATTTTTTTTGACTTCCTTTTTGTCACTATTTTTGTCAAGAATTTATCCTTATTTTTCAATCAGATTCAAAGATTATCCACAAATTTTTGTCAATTATTTTGTCAATTACCCTAGTCGCCCTGCACCCTTACCTTTTCCAGCGCCTCTGCCATAGCCAGATCCTCCACTGCGACAGCCCCCTGTGTTCTGATTCCTATGTCCACCCCCACTTCTACCCCGGCCTTTTCCGCTTCCATTTTTTGCACCGTAAGCCATTTTAACCTCCTTTTTTCAAAGAGCGGGGGGTCTTTTACCGTCAAAAATCTCTCAACAGCCCGTCCGTATCAGTTAGAGATTTTGAGAGCAAAAGGGATTAACTTTAATTATTTCCCCGCTCCCTTATCTTCTTCAATCTTTTTCTTTGTTCTTAGCCCTGCGTAACCAAGAACAAGCCCAATAAGCTCTACGCATTCAACATTCGTAAGCCCAAGATTGAGCTTTTTGTTTAAGATGATTAACAGTAGTGCAAGCCCAACAAGCAAAAATTCCGATGTTTTAAAACCAGATTTTTTCATTGAAAACCTCCCAGTTTTTTCAAATCATATTCAAAATCAGAAAATGCCCTTTGAATGGCTTTTCTGACCTTGCCAGACGCAAAATATTGCGATTCAAGCCCCCTAAAATTCTTTTTAGGTATATTATCCTGTCTGGGAATTTTTATCCACATATAATAATCCACAATAAGGGCAAAAAGCCTGTTCAAGGTCGCCATAAAAAACACAGCCACAGAAAGGACAGGTATATCTCACTAAATAATCCCTTCTATATTCTCCCGTCCTATCATCGTGATATGTTTCTCTTACAAATCCAATCATTTTTAATGTTGGGGCTGACGGATTTACGACCTGCCTAAACATAAATCCGCTACTTTATCATTGCTCTTGGTCACCAAAAGAGCAACCTCTCGGCAAGAAGTCCCCAGTTTCCTGCCGCACCCCGCTTACAGGCCAAACAGGGTGTTAGAACCTATATCCATAATTCGTCTTGACTATCCAAGCGGGTCTTGAACCTGTTACCGCATTGACCCTTATTTCAGGTTCGGCAAAGAACTTATCCCCGAACTTCTTTGATATCCTTACGCCGAATATATTTCTTTCAAGATTAGTTTTCAAGGATACATCAAAATACTTGTCTTTATAGCCAAGCGATATTAAGAACCTTGGGTTTTTCCATTCAAGCAACGAAAATGTTGTCCCGTAATACAGGCGCTCTCCTCTTGTTATGCTTGCTTCCTGTGAGTTTATCTTCCCTGCACCATCATATACCCACTTTGCATCTACCTTGTAATCAGCCACAAAGTCAAATCTACCACAGGATAGGGTATGAAAGTAACAAGTGTTACCTTCGCTCCTCTGAACCCCGAATTCAGCCACTGCTTTTGGCTTCTCAAACTTTTGAGATATACCCCAGTTAAATGGTAGCCCCTCGCCCTGCGGACTTCCAAACATTATACTGCCTGAAATTATCAATCCTGTTAGGAATTCCCACATTTTATCCTCCGAATTTTATTATCGCTCCCATATATCCGATAATTGCAGAAAGCGTGCCGATGATTAAAGTAACTACCCAATGCGGTCTCTGATATGTCTGGACGATTAAATTGACCATCTGCTTCTGTAATCCTTCTATCTGACCACGCAAATGCTCAATATGATTATCTTTCAAATCCCGAATATCATCACGAAGTTCGTAAACCTTCTGCTCTAATTTCGCTAATCTCTCTCCAGTAGAATATACTTTGCTATTATTATTTTCACCCATCAGAGTATCTCCTTATGTTTGTTATCTGGCATTTGCTTAATAAACTTCGGCAACTGCTTTGATATTTTCAACAACGACTCCTTATCCCACGCCGACTGAACTCCTATAATCTTGCCCGTCGGTGGGTCTACAATAAGTATCGTATATTTCTTTGACAATTCACTCATAGTCCCTGCGGTATAATGATATAATTTGGTCTCCTTGTCGGTGCTGGCGGTGGTGCTTCCGATGTTTCCTCTGAACCAAAAGATACGAAGTTATCAAACAGAGATAAGTATGTTGCTTTTATCCAATCAGGACTTCTTGCTATATCTGAAATCCTGATTTCATCAATTATTCCATCAAAACGATATGTCCCATTACTATCGTGAATAGAACCAATATAAACAGGGCAAGGAGTATCGGCTATATTAGTATTCTCATTTCCAGTATTTGCAATGTCTGCTATCTCACCATTCAAATAAATATCAGTCCCAGAATGGGAATCTCCACTTCCGTCATAAGTCCCAACAGCATAAAACCAAGTATCAGTTGTAATTTCATCACCAGTGTTTCGTCCAGCATATCCTGTATGCATAATAAAATTGATATTGTTATTCGCACTCGCAATACCAAACTGCCATTCCATCCATCCATCTGCAATACTTCTTTTTGAGATAATACTCTGAAAAGTTGTTATGCTGTTTATCTTGAATATTACCTCAAGAGTAAATGGGTCATCATCATAAGTATTTCCGAAAGCAAATCCATCTGAATAAGTATCATCCCCACAATCTATTTCATCATCAGTTGCGTCAAAATCCAATGCACCATCTACTTTTCCTATAACTTGGTCACTTGATGTCATTGAGCCAGCGGATGTTCCATCGTGGTCAAAAGAAGTTGAGTCAATCATCTGCGGTGCAGAACCAGATGGGTCTTCCTGCAGGTGCTGAACCATAACAAAATTGCTATCCCACACCGCTTCTGGATTAGAGGCATTATCAACATCTGAAGCACCGTAATACATATAAAAATAATCTGTGCTTGCCTGCGATTGAATTGCTGGTATCTCCACGTGAATATCAGCAGTTCCAGTTGTAGTTGACAGCGACCAATATTCTATCTCAAAATCGCAAGCGGTGCTATCATCAGCATCTATGAATCTGACGGTATTTGAGTCGGTAGAAAAGTCAAAATGTGTTCCACAGTTTGCGGTTGAAATATGAACTAAAACTGGAAAGTTATTTAATGTTTCATTGGAGGCAGAATTGTCTATAGTAATTTTTTGTCTGTAAGGCCAAGAATCGTCAAACCACGACGAATGTTTGGTATCCTTAAACTCATCATTATCAACTTTCAGGGTCAATAATCCTTTGCCACCCCAACCGTCCTTATACTTCTGCACAGGATAACGGATTATCACCTCATAATATCTTACCTCATTTGCTGGTATCCTGTGATTTCCGATATACTGATATTTCTTTTGCTTGTAAATTGCCTCGTCAATTTTGTTTGCCTTAATCCATCTTGCAGGCGCAAGAGTATGTGTCCAGCGCTTGATTTCAATTTCGGCGTCCTTGAGGTCAAAATTAGTATCAGAGAGAATTGCTCGTATGTCAGCGTATTTCGTAGAGTATCCAGTATTCTTGATTGTAATGCCAAAGCGTTGCTCACAGGGACTTGAAAAGATATGTTTGATTTCCACTCTTGCGTTATTCTTTTCAATCGGAGTTGCAGGGATAGATTTTGACACCCAGCGAGGCGGTTTCCATACTGGCGGTGCAGGTTCAGGGGGAACATAAGGAGTAGTATCTACTATAACCACATAGGTATCGTTTGAAACGGTATAAGTAGATGCTTCAACGACCCAATGATTACAAGTAGTATGAGTTACAATGCGAGTAATCCAATTGTCAAAAGAGTTTCCTATTTTTCTCCAAATGTATTGACCACCCGAGACAAAAGCAGAAGCAATAATTAGAGTAACAATAAAAAATTTAACGCATTTTAAGAAATCATTCATTATGGTATCTCATACTCTACGTGAAATTGTGCTGGCTTTGAACCTACTGCCGAAACATAGATATACAAACTTTTATACGCTGGAATATCGGTTACAATAAACGATGACGCACCTGCACGTGTAGTTCCTGCTGTTATCGTTCCAGTCAAAACATCGGTTGAAGTGCTTGCACCCCAAGGGTCGCCATAATCAGCGTAATAAAAATCAAGTGTCCAGTTAGAACCGCCCGATTGCGTAATTCCATTTCTTGGTGCGTAGAGGTTCAAAATAATCGGAAGTATGTCCACCTAACTTTTCTGCATTATCCACAACCCCATCATTATCGGTATCATAATCTGCCTTGAACATATCTCCGCCGACAAACTCTCCGCCAGCACCACCGCCAGTTAATTCAAAACCTCTCAAATCCTGATAATACGACCCGTCTGGAAATGTCTGCAAAGTCCACGTATCAGTTGGCGAACCAGTGCATTTCACGATAACACGACAAATTAAAAATCCCACTTCGTGATATACGGAAGGAATTGTGTAATTAGATATTCCGTAAACATCTGCTATGGCATCGCTTTTCTTGTTATATTCCGTAGAATTATCTGCTGGAAGGTTAATCATCAAATGACAGTATTTAGTCGTATCGGATAGCATTCCCCAGATAACACAGGGAACGTATTTGTTATTCCCTATAGATGAACCGTCGTGATAGACGGTAAATGACGAAATCTGCGGTAATTCCGTCCACGATGATGAGGAAATTCTGTATTTTATCGTATCGCCAGAGGAAGTATCCAGAGCAGGAAACGTCCAGGCGTGCATCTGGTAAATCGTGCCTTCGGTTACTGAAATATCATTACCAGTTATAGTTGGCTGACACCCTGAATCCCAGGTGGCACGCAGACGAATTCTGTCTGCGGTGAATCTCATATACTCGTCAATTTTTTCCTCTTGTGAATTCATAAGATATACCGTGACACTACTGCCAGAGCAAGAACCGATTAGTGCATTTCCTATCTGCGCATAATCACCTGAAATCGGATATGAAGTTCCTGTGGTAATATTTACTGAATCTCCATCAGGTGTAAGCCAGATATATGTCCAGACAGGTGCTGAATCTGTCCCGACCGCAAGCGTAACTGACGAATTCGGAACTACATAATTTTTGCCAGAGATATGAAACTCCGTGTATGTTGAACCCCCAACATCGTAGAAATACCATTGTGGAGTCCCATCTATTGCTGTAATCTGATGATTTAAGCCAAGGTGAGATAAACCTTCCGATAGTATATTGATATGTTCTCCTGCCTCATCAAGGGCGTCCTCTACATCGTTTGATTCACCCCAACGATTATTAGTGTCAGAGACAGAAACATCAGAGGCAGAAACACCTACAAAATTATCCGCCTGTATCGTAGTGCCAACAATCAATCCATCCCAACCCAATATGCTCTTTGCTGTAGTAGTGGAAGGTCCAATTCGCATATCTCCTCGAAGATAAAGGGTCGCTTTCTCATCAGTTGTGCTAATCTCAATTCCATAATATTTCCCCACTGCATATACGTTACCGACAGCAAACAACAGAAATACAGCTGAGAGAGACAGAATTGCCCTTTTTTGCCATTTTTTTCTATTTAACATATTATCCCCCTTAAAATCGCAAAAGAAAATTGATATATTATCCAATAATGCGAACCTCACTGCCAATTAATAGCTCTAGTTGCCCTATGTCAATATTGTAGCCAATTTTAATAATCCCGCTTTCGTAAGGCCTCGTATCCGTTGTCCACTTTCGTAAATTAGTTATTGATGCAGAACTGGCAATATAATTTTTATCTTCATAATCAACCTTGAAAAGGTGATTGTGAACGAAATAATCCTCTCTCGCTGAGGCAGAGGAGTTACCACGAATGAACACATCCCCTAAATAGAACTCATCTCCATCATTGGGAATTGTCGCATATACATATCCGCTATAATAGCACCAGCACCATCTTTGATTTATTGCATCATCTGTGTTAATCTTTAATAATGTCGGAACCGAAGTACCAGGTAAAATACTATACGGTTTTGCAACAACAACCGGGGAAGATAATGTTGAAATTCTAATCCAATATTTTTCTTCTCCGTTCACTGTTGTTTTTATCCAATCATCTATTGAATCCCAATATATTCGTCCACCAGAAACAAAATTATCTGTATCATCGGTTACTGTGCTTACAGGGGTTATGCCTGAAGCAATTTCTGTCCATATTGGTGTGGCCCCTTCCTGATAATACTCAAATTTTAATCCATAACCTGACCCAAGAGTATGAAAATCAAATGTGATAGAAGTAAATTTATTATCAGAGCCGATATAAAGATAATCTTCGGTAGTCCTTAAAATCTCTTGCTCAGTTTCACCCTCTTGAGACATATCGCTTGTAATATCGTTATAACAGGGCGTAGATAACGAACCTTGGTAATCAAATATTTTATCAAACGCTGTAATCGTTTCATTATCAGCTTCACCTCTATATGTAAGCAATTTATCATCAAAATACATCTGATTTTTTGTATTATGAGCAAAATCAGATAAGGGATATTTCCAGATAGAATAACCACCTTCCGCCCTTAGATGCGTCCAATTAGCAAATGTTGAAGAAGTATGTCCAAGCTCAACATTACGCTTGAATTTTCTGTTTAAGGATAAATCTGAATAAAGCTGGTCTATTTCATTTAAATCAAATGCTTTTTGCTCAATTCGGCCTTCTAATTCCTGGTCGTTATCAGAAAGCCTGTCTTGAGCATCTTTTAATGACTGATTAGGTTGTGTTCGCTTTATTGTCATGATATTCCTTTATACAAATTGTATCTCTCGCCATCCAGGCGTTGCCTGCAAGGCATCATATATATAGAATTTTTTATTAACTGTATCTCGCCAAAACATACCATCTAATGGTGTAGCCACCTGAGTGTCCGAACATTCCATTCGCATTTTTAGCCCTTGATAACCATTAAAATCAATATCTCCCCCCAATATTGGATGATAAAGAGAAATCTTTAGGTTATCCTCTTCTGAAATATGTATTGTTGCACCATCCAATTCTTCAGAATTTATGTAAGGATTTTTGTTAAAATTACAATTCTTAATATAAAAATATCCATTTCCTGATCTAACAGCTAAAAATATTTTATCATCTGATTCGAAAGTGCTTGATATTATATTCCAAGTGATAGAATGATCATAAAATAATTCGGCAATTAAACAATAATTAGTACCTTTTACAATTGAATCTTGTATAATATTTGTATTATACCATGCTTTAATTTCACCACGGATATTAGAAGATCTAATAATAAAGCTTCGAGCCTCTAATGAACCATCCGTCCCTATCCAATCATTCGATAAAAAATTAAAAATATTTAATATTACATTATTAATATTAGCAAAAAAGATTTTAGGTTTAAGGCTAGTAGGATTTATACCTACCACGGGATCTTCAAAACCAAAGTCCAAATCCGAAAAATAACAAGTAGTTATATTAGAAGCATTAAATTGAAGAAAAATAGGACGATAAGTACTCATTGCTATTTGTATATCGGGGGAATAAATTTTTAAAGTAAAACTTGATAATTCACAATTTTCATTACAAACAAAAATACCATCCCGATTTTCATTTGGAAAATCAATTCTTCGATAAGTAGTAGCAAAATCTGGAATAAAATTAATAATAGTATTTTGTAGACCAGCGCCAATAACCTTAACATTAGCTCTAATTTCTATAGGGTCATAGGGATTAAAAGGGCCATCTTCCCCGCAAATCCAATCATATTCCCCTGGTTGAATTCTTAAAATATGTTCTCCAGAAGTTTCATTATTAATATAATTAATAGCTTCTCTTAAATCATTAAAATCGCCCTCCTCTTTAGCTAAGATGGTAACATTTTTTGTTTGCTTAATCTTTCTTTGTCCTATAAATCTATCTTGAATTCCATTTTCATCTATAAAAACGGATTCTCCTATTTGTATATACCCTCCATCGCCAACCTTTAAAGTACCCCCATCACCCAATTCAATAATCCCACCATTTGGTACATAAATATTTTGTCCTAATATTCCACCTAATGCATGAACAAAACCTTTTAAAGTAACAGAAAATGCTTTAATGTTCCCCAATTTATCTATTTTAAAACCAGAAACACCTTCTTCATAATTAGCAGATTGGATTCCATCCTCATTAATTAAAATGCCCCCAAATTCACCGCTTTCTGCATTAATCTCTCCTCTAACTTTAGCATTCTCCAGCTCTACTTCTCCTGTATCCTTTATCCTGAATCCTTTTACTCCCTCTTCAAAATTTATGCTTTCAATACTATGCCCGGTTATTTTTATATTTCCAATAGTAGCACCATCTTTACGATAGGAAGCAAGTAATTGTCCATTAGCATCATAAAAGAATGTTCCGTCTCTCGTAAATTTCGCCAGAGTGCTATTATCAGCACTTTTAATTCTTATCTCCTTAGAATCCATTTCAAGTGTTCCCTGAGTGTTTTTAATCTGTAATCCTTCAGAAAGTGTAATATCTCCTACAAGAGATGAAGCAAGAACCTGACGAAGGGTATTGCGAAAATAACTAATTGTCTCGTCGTCTATGCGTCTATCTATGTCATAAAGCGCATCGCTGGATAACACTATGTATCCATTATTAGATGATTCGTCTTTATCCTGAGTAATCTTTTGAGTAGTAGTTGAAGGAAGGACAATCTTGCCAAGTTCTAGATAATCAGTTCTTTTAGTAGCACTCTGAACAATATCAAGATTAGAATTAAGATAAAGCCTTACAACTTTGGGTAAATCCGCCATTTCTATCTGAACACTTTTAGTATCGTCAGTTTCAATACATTTACCATTAAGAATCGCTTTTCCAGGCATTACATTGACTATCGCACTGGGAGGATCCGTTGCTTTTATCTCAAAACCTTCGGCTATACGATTGCCAACGAGCAATGCCATAGCTTGCGAAAGATTGTTAATACTATCAGATATAGATTTAGATGTAACCTCAGCACCAAAATTGCCGGAAGGAACTGTAGCAATGCCAGCCCTTGGTTGCAATGCCTTTTCTATTTCTTGCTTAATTAAGATGTAAAGATTTTTGCTTGTTTTCACCCTAAGTTAGCCCCCCATTTATATTTATAACAATTTACGGGGCAATGCCCGATAGATGTATAACTAATACCTGCAGAGTAAGAATTAGTGCTTCGTAAACATCCATCACCCAATAGTTCTCCATCTATGAATTGCTTTGCTTCATCAGATAAATTACAATGACTACCCCGTCTTATATGATTGGTTTCACTTCTAAGACGAATTGGAATGTGAAATCGTCTTATCCATTTTAATACAATAGGATGAAGTGTATTATATAATTTCGCTATCTGACACATGCTTAATTTTTGATTTAGGTATAGGTCTTCTAGTTGCCTTTTTGTTATTTTAAATTGCATTCTTTTTTTGCCACTATTCCTAGTTCTAATTGGAATATAATGTTTTTCTAGCCAATAATATATTGTATTTGCACTTACATTATATGGTTTTGCAATTTCTTGGCAACTCAATTTTCGATTTAAATACCTATCTTCTAACCAATTTTTATCCTTATATAATTGTTTCATTAAATTGATACCCCCTCTATTATTATTAAGGGATAAAGGCGACTATCCATAATATGCAAGAATAAGATTCGCCACATTAGAATTGTCAATTGATATTGATTCTATGAAATATAATCTATCTATTCCATTAATATCGTCTTTTATCCAAACAGTGTCTCCAATTTGAAGGTCGGGTCTTGCAAAACAAGTTGCACGGACCCGAGTAGTCCCTTTATAATATTCTTTCAATAAATCTTTTGCCCTTTTATTAATTCTTGTTTGGGTATTCAAATACTCATTTATATTATTATCTTTATAGAGAACATCTCCTACTTTTGATAAAATTCCCCTGGAATCATATAAATGTGTATCATCTTCATCTTCCTCATTCTCGCATAATTTAGCCTCGCCTACCAGTATTGTATTTTCATAGGCAGAAAATTCGGTTATTGAAACTGGCCAGATATCAACTCCGCCTATAGTCTTCTTTTCTGCTTTATTGAGAACTATGCGTAAATATCTTGCTTTAAATTCTTCGCCTAAATCTTCAAAATTTTTAGTTTCTCCTGCCCCAATTGAAAAATTATTGGCTTCTTTACAAATAGGATACCAATCTACATTATTCAGACTATATTCTATTGTATAAGTATTTGAAAAGTCATAATTCCTATCTCCAATTTTATAAAATCCTGTTGAAAAATCAATAATATCTATGTCTTTCTCTTCTTGTAAATCAAATGAAATTAATACTAATGAACCCGGATCCGTCTTATACCCGATTTGTAATTGCGTCAGCGGATTTTTGTCATGCAATTTATATCTATCTTCTTCTTGCGAATGTTCTGTGCCAGCATCTATCATATAAGCATTCAGGCTAGCCGAAACAGATGTAATCTTTGATCCTACTATCATATCGGCACTATGAAAATATCGAAGGTTTGTCTGTAAATTAATTTGGTTAAATATTATTGTTCTTGGTGCCAAAAATCCAAAATGATATCTCCATTTATAATGCGAATAGCTATCGCCACTTCCTGAGTAAAGAAATTTTTCACCATAAACTTTTGTATTCATTGCTAAGTGCTGGTATGTTCCATTAAGGTAAAATGTGATAGTAATTATCGCAGGGTTAGGGGGATAGTTTTGATAAGGAATATTATTCGCAATTATATTACCATAAATAAGCCACCAGCCATCATCAGATAATAACATTGGCCAGGCAGGATGAGACCAAATGTCCATCAAAGAACTATTTGCGGGAGCATTGGGAGTTGTATATGTACAACCTAAATATTTTACCCTACCATCTGGATTTTTAATTTCTGATTGCTGATAATATTTAGACCCACATAAAGACATTATATGATAAATCCATTCGTTTTTACGAATTAAATTATCCTTTACTGTAATTTTTATTGGATTATTCGAATCAATTTTAATATTTCCGCTTGCTGTAATTTTAAAATCAGGATATACCCTTTCAATTTCTTGTGTAGCCCAAAGGGGATAATATGCATAATAACCCTGTCCTACATCATCAAATTCTAATTTCAAATCACTAACATCAATTTGAGCATATATATCTTGTCCATCATAAAAAACAATTGGATAATCCTTATCAATATTGAGGGGGAATGTATATCCAATAAAAGCATCGTCTTTTTTAATTCTCCCCCATCCTGTTGCATTTTTTGTTTCATCAAACATTAATGAAGTCCCATTTACAGTAATTATTGGCTTTTGAGGATAATAAAGAAGAGTCTTATTATAAAGATAGGATCTTAATTTGACAGACGGTATACCAGGCCAGGAATCATTATCGGTTCCATAAGGATATAAAGTAATCGTGGGGTTATCAACCAAAAAATAGCTTCCATCATAAGTAACGCCCGGATCCTGCATAACATTATGAGGATTATTACTCTTACCAAATACCTTAACGTGAGTATATATATCCTCATCCAAATTATACGATAGGCTTCCAATAAGATTTAATTTATAATCAGCACCTCGATTAGAATCTAGTGGATTATAAATTTTCTGACTTAAATATCGCCCCCAGAGTTTATTATCACCTAAAGTCATAAGCACATAATTGGGTGGAAGATATTGTTTCACGCTATTTATGGCCTCAAAACGATTCGCTATTTTATCAGCAGATAACCTTATAAATGGTATGGTAATGCCCGAATATTGTAAGGTATTAAATAAGTAATTTTTAGTACAAATTACATTAGAATCGGAAGCAATCTCATTCTCTAATATTATATACCCCGCCTCTTCATTTATTTCTGTAATACTTCCGCCACCGGCGGGAATACTAAAATCTCCCTCTGTTAAAGTATCTAAAATATTAGAGAAGCTAAGCCACCATTTTTTTGTATTAGTAATATCTCTTATTAAGCTATCTGTACTTTTGCCAATTGCGTCGTTTAATGTTGTTTCAAAATCGCTATCACTATAAATAGTATTACCATATCCATCTGGTTCAAGGAGTATTTGCTTAATAACATCTTCTGCCCTCAGGCCAGTCGAATAATAGGAAAAAACCGCCCAAATCTCAAAATCATCTGTGCAAATAGGGGCTGGTAATATCAATTGTCCTGTTTCATAATTTATTTCAAAAGAATCCTGAATAGTCTTCTCCCCTGAGGTTTTTTGCACAATGCGAATTATTGGGGCAGGCCATGGGGCGATATTGTTTACTGGCACAAAATATGGAGTGGCACAAGTAAGCCAGTAACCAAAATCAAAAAATTGTGCAAAGTTAGATGGCAATGTATCCGGATGAGGGCTAGACTCTACTAATGGTACGCCTAAATTATAGCTTTCCCCTGGCATATCATGAACATCTACCTTCGTTCCCTCAATAAGACCTAAATCAACATCTGTTTCTTCAGCCTTAACCAGAAAATCTAAGCAAGTAACTTCTATTATATCTTCAGCGCTTTTTGAAGATGGATTAACCTGCCTTACAACCCAATTTGTTTCAAATGTTTCCTTAGACCCATCGTCAAGGATAATAGAACGCTGAACTTTAACATTATCTCCTTGTTTTACCTCTTTTGCCCCACCAACAGAGTAAAGATGTTCTCTATTTGCAATTTGCAGAACCAGTGATGCCACGCCAAAAGATTTATCAATAGAATAAGAGTAAGAAGAAGCATCGGGGATAACTGTCCCATTTATTAAAACATTGGTTTCAATTACAATATTTTTCGAATTTATCTTATTCTCGGCTGATGTTGATAGATGTTTAAGACTCATAGGCGTATACCTTCTTTAAATCTTCCTCAAGATTTTTGTTCCAAATTTTCGGATCTTCCCCAAATTCCTTTAATTTATCCTCAAAGATTTTTTTATTATTATAATAATATTCATTCCATTTGTTCCCTGATAAAATAATCCTGGTCGAATGGTAATTATGAAAAACAAAGCTTTTCAAAGTAACAAGAGATTTATATCCATTTTTTTCAATCATAAATAAATCTAGCGTATCTTCGAAATTAGAGCCTTCAAAATCTTCATTATAAGGTAAATAAGCTTCTTTTCTTTTTAAAAATGGATGTTGTAAGCCTCTTGATATTTTATCCCGATATGTTTTCTGTGCAATGTCAGTTATTTCAGATTGTATGCTCTCAAAACCTTTATTCAAAATTTCCTCATCTCTTAAAGCATATTTTGGGCTACCCCAAAAACCCTTAGGAGTAATCAAGCCACTACAAATCATTCCTATTTTTTTCTCCTTATCCCTTTCCATTATTTCAACAAGAGGACTGAGCCACACTTTCGGAAAAACCATATCATTATGAATTTCAATTATATAATCACAATCATAATGTTTTAAAAGATGGGAATTGGCAATATTTCTTGCTTTTGCTATCCCCTTATTCTCTGGAAGAGAAATAATATCAACTTCATTCTTAATATTATTTTTAATCCATCTTATAGATTCATCGGTAGATGCATTATCAACAATAACCAATTTATAATTATATGATACTAAATCAGAGTTCAGTAGGCTCATAAGAGCAAGTCGAGTAATTCCAAACATAAATGGATATTCTTTTAAATTACAAAAAATAAGCGAAATTCCTATTTTCAACAAGCCTCCTATTTGTTTGATAAATATTTTCTACAATTAGCGGGAATAAAATCATTTATGTTTTTATCTGGCAAATATAATGAAAAATAATCAGATAAAATCGTTCCTGCTCGATGTAGATAGGTATGTTTTTGATATACTTCTAATTGCCCCCATCTGGCAATATTTTGCCTTGCATCATCATTGCTAAGATAATAATCAATTAATTGTATAGTTTCTTCCGGCGATTGGCTCCATTCCATGTGTCTTCCTTTGACAAATAACTTTTCAAATGCCTTAGTGTAATAACCTAAAGAAAATGTCCTGCATGCCATAATTTCGTAGGTCCTCATAGAAGTCTGGGTTTCTGAGCTCCATATTTGATTAACATTTAACGCAATTTTTGCAGATGAATATGCTGATGGTAATTCTTCATAAGCAAGAGGTCCCTTAATTATTTCAGGGTATTTAAGCAAATTATATGGTCTATTAGCATCGTCCCACCAAATACCCCACACTTGAATTTTATATCCTTTCTCCAAAATCGGATTTAATAATATATTATATGTCTTTTCATATCTTCGGTCATAATTTGAACCCACTAGTATTATATCCGTTTGATATTCTGGCTTTATATGCCATTTTCTATGAAATGAGGGCAAACAGCCAAAAAGTAAAACATCGCATGGTTTCCCTAATTGTTGATAATGTGGAATAAGTTCTTTACAAGTAGTAAACACATAGTCAACATAAGGAACAAACCATCTATCAGATTGTGATGTGTTTATAGGATCCTCTATTGCCCAGTAGAATATCTTTAATTTATGTCCAAAATCTTTCTTTATTGCCGGAACAAGTGAAGAGTTAAAGCCAGGGAAGCCCTCAAAAAATACAATATTAGGCTCCCAATTGTTTATAACTTTATAAAGGACCTCTGCTTGATTATTATATTGCCATAATCCCATTACCATAACGTCTTGTTTTAATTTAACAAAACCTTCTGCCAAACCATATTTTATAAGTGGACAGTTATTAAGGAAAAGAATCTTAATGATAAATCACCTCCTTTCACTTAAGACACACCGGACACTTACTATGCCGATAATACTCCTCTATATCTTCATATTGAGTATTAATTGGATATTCATTTATAAAGTTATGGTTGGGTGCATGACCATAGTCTATCCCTACCTTATTCATATGCAATGCTTCATTTGCTAATGCTGGAGCCCATACTCCCATACTAATCAGTGCGATATCAAAATCATTATTTCTCATTTCATTACGAATTATATCGTATTCATACATATTAGAAATATCATATTTAATAGAAGGAACAAAATAATTAACACCTAACGGTTTTAAAAATTTTTCTGCCCATTCTTTCATAGGAAAGCCTAAAAGCAAAAGTTTATGTTTCATTAAAACTTCTTTTACAAATTTTAATCTGGTACATAAAAATAAATTAAGCCAAGCATAACAATATCTATCAGGAGGATATTTTAATCCTTGAATCTCAAAGGATCTTTTGGTCCAATCATCTATAACAAAGCAACCAATTATACTTGCTTCTCGAATAGCATTCGCAAGCATTAATCTAGCCATTTGCATGCTTGAACCTTCAATTTTATTTTCCCCACGATAGTCCCAAATATTACGCTTTAATATCTCACCACTTAAAACAATATTTTCTCCGTCACCAATTCTAACCAATGAATATCCCTTCTTCTTGTCTAATGCCTCAATAATCTCATCAATAATAATATTAATATTTATTTCCATTTATTAAATAGTTTAATATAAGCCTCAATCATTTTATTCAATGAAAAATTAGATTTAATTCTTTCCCTTGCATTAAACTTTAATTGATTCAATTGTTCTTTGGGTAAAGAAACGACTTCTTTTAACTTGGATAAAAATGAGTTCATATCCATATTTTCAGAAAAAAATCCATTTTCTCCAGCCACTATTTTAGAACCAATCGTAGGAGTACTGACAGGAATATTCCCGTAAGACATGGCCTCCGCTTGAGATAATCCAAATGATTCAGATAAAGAATTAGATAAAATAATATCTAAATTTCCCAGAATGTCCCCAAATTTATCTTTAAAGCCATAATAACGAACCTTATTTTTTAAACCATATTCCAAAATTAAATCAAGAACATTGTCTTTTTCCTCCCCATCGCCAATTATTGAAAAATCTATGCCAGAAACTTCCTTTAACAAATTCTTAAAAATGATAATTAATTGTGGAACTCTTTTTATGCTATCAATCCTACCCAAATATCCCAGATGGAGTATATCTCCAACTGGCTTTATTGTTACATCTGGAATTTCTATACCAGGATAGATAATGCTTCTTTTATTCTCTGGAACAATAAAATAATTTAACAATTGGTCATTGTTATAAATATAATAATCACAATCTCTAAACTGCCCTATACAAAACTTGCTATGCAATGTTTCAACAACAGGGATATTTTTTTCTTTTGCTATTGCATAGCCAAATCCAGACGCATGAATATTTACTAAATCTATATCTTTAAAATTATTATTTTCCGCCCCATATCTAACCTCTACCCCGGCTTCAGAAAATAGAGATTCAAAATGCCCTCCGACTAAAGCAATAACAACGGATTGAATATCAGAATACGCAGATAAACCTTTAGCAAGATTAAAAACAAATTTTTCAACACCACCAAAGCATAAAGAATTACAACATATTCCTACTTTCATGTTAGAGAATTTCTATCTTTATTCCAAAAATGGATTGGATTTATTATTTTATCTCCATTCTTTATAGGCTGTATATTATTTTCTCCAAAATTTTCAAGATAGGTAGGATAAAGACCATCACAAATTTCTCTATAAGCACAATTTTTACATTTTTCTATAAAAATATTATTACCTGCACATAAAGTTCTGGTAAGATAATTTGCTAACCTTTCTTCTAAGTTTTCTCCATAAAAAGATTTAACCTTCTCGGCATAATCGTTTCTTTTGCTTAATGGAATATGAGCCTGCCATGCCATATTCCATTCATAGGGATCATACTGCCATTGCAGGGCATTTGAAACATATTTTTCATAACCTTTCATAAAACATAAGGGGATATATCTTACTGTTATTCTATATCTATCAGCAACCTTATCAATTATACGTTTCATAACAATGGCTATATCTTTATAATCTATCTGCAATTCTTTAGCCTCTTTTCTCAAATTCCAATCAGAGGTTGGATATGGATTAAAACAAATAAAATTTGCCATTCTTGGTTTTAAATCTAAAAGATACCCTGTGGCATATTCGTACAAGTCATTTATATTAAGATTGGTTACTACGGAATTAGTCCTAAAAGAGAAATTATGTTTTTTCAAGACTTCAATACTCTGACTTGTTAATTTCCAGCCATTAGGGACACCCAAACAACGATTTTGCGTTTCACCTATACCATGCAAACTTAATAAAATATCTTTTACATCACTTGCTATTGACTTCTCAACCCCACCAGGGCTTATACCGGAAGTAATCATACAAGAATCAATGCCAATTTGATTTGAATATTCAATAAGCTCTTCTAATTGTGGATATAAGGCCGGCTCCCCTCCGCTCATGTCATATATCTTTAAATCATAATTTTCTTTCATATCTTTAACCTGAGATTTAACCCATTCAATATCATAATCCTGCTGTGGCTCAAAGCGAAAATAGCAACCGGGGCATTTGCAAGGACATTTCTTGGTTGGGTAAATAACACCCCGTTTTGTAATATTAGCCATCTACTCTCCTAAATGCAACAACATTCTTATTTTGTTGTTCGATTTTCTGAAATTTAACATTTTTTTCAAAAAATGAATCAATAATTTGTCTAACATTTGGATGCCTTAAATTATTATAATCATGACAAAAACAGATGCCACCAACAACAATTTTCGGTATCCAATTATTTAAATCAAATAATAAATCTTCGCTCTTATGAGAACCATCTATGTGCAAAAAAGAAATAGGTATCTCAAATCGAGAAAAATCCCTCGAAGTGCCAATGCAAATCCTTATTTCATTATCTAACTTATTTTTATAGATATTATTTAACAAAATTTTACCCATTTGCTCCCCAATTGCTAAATCAATATGCATCTCTTCAAATTCAGGATTACCAAACAATGGTTCAACTATATATAATTTCTTTTTCTTTTCCGATTCTTTAATAATATTCCCAAGTAATATTGCAGTCCTGCCATAAAATGAACCTATTTCAACAAAGTCTCCTTCTTTATTAAGTGAATCCTTAGCAAGATGATACATAGCTTCAGCTTCTTGTCTTTCATAAAAACCAAAAATGCTATTAACTATATTTTCCCAGATTTTCTCAAAAGTTTGCATATATGTCCCTCAACTTATCCTGCCATTTATTCCTGAGTAAGGCATTATCTTTTTGTCCCAGGGAAGCTGATTCTGGAAGCCATGAAGTAACTGATTCATGAAAAACAAAGGAAGAAGAATATATTAATTTATATCCTGCTTGCCAACATCTGATTGAGTAATCTAAGTCAAAAGCAAATTTAGTAAATTGTTCATCCAATAAGCCAATCCTATCTATTAATTCTCTTTTAACATACATACAAGCTGAGCAACCCCAATGCGCAAATCTTGGCTCTTTTATCGCATCTCTACTCATTCTAATACCAAAATTTTCTATATCAAAAAAACCGCCAGAATTTTCTATAGCTTCTTCTCTTATTGTTGGAGCAACAACAATTCCTATTTTAGAATCAGAATAGGCCAAATTATACAAAATACTCAGCCAGCCCTGTACAAGTCTTATATCATCATCCAATAATAATATATCGCCATCGGTTATTTTAATACCACGATTATGCTCTCTGGGATGGTTGAAATCAGGAGAGTTGTTATTGTCTAATACAATAATCTCATATGGGGAATGGACTGTTAATTGTTTAATATCCCTAAAAAGCAAATTCGCTCTATCGGCGGAAACATCTCTTGTTGAACAAATAATTGATATTTTCATAGATTTTACCAACGCGCTCGATAGCCCCTATTGTCAAGGTGAAGCGCATTGGGATGAGATAATTGCTTGCCAAGACCTCCGTCTTGCCACAGTGGCTCAGCAAATTCTATAATAATACCCTGTGGGACTAATTCACCATTTTTCAGCCTAACTACGATATCTGTCGCACATTTTCTATGCTGAGTGGTATATCCCAATTCTGGGCCAGATACCTCTAACGCACGCTCAGGGCAATTATAACCACGAGTGATTATAATTTGAACTTCTTGCTTATAATATTTAGATAATATCCATCGAAGTTTTTCCAATCGATTTATTTGATCCACCCAACGCTCCCAATATTTTAAATTTATTGTATGACCACAATGAGGACACGGCCCTAAATTTTTTTTACAGGCTGTTTCCAATATACTAAAATGCTCGCTCCACCGTAATTGTGAAATAGTTATTAATTTATTTTTCTTCTTCATTATTCCCATTTTCGATATCCCTCTCAGCTTCCTGAATATGTTCATTAATGTAGTCCAAAAAGCCATCTATATCTTTCCTCACTTGAATAACCATTATTTTCATTTCCTGTAAAACATGCCTCAAAGCTTCTTTTTTCATTTGTAGGATAGAGAATAATAATCTTTTTTACATTTTTTGCAGAAAATAATCCACTCACCGAACTTGGAATTTCTGGCAACGAGAGGCTCATCGCAAATAGGGCAAGTAGAAAAATTACCGGCAAGGTGAGAAATTTCCTCTGCAATATCCGCCCTCTTTGCCCGCCTGGGCTTAAATTTGCCCGTTTTAGGCACTTTATTTTTAATTTCCGTATTTCTATCCGTTTTCCTCATTTTATCCCCCTAAAAAGCGAATTAATATACATTTCCATAATTCCATTTATATTGATAGCATTCTACAGGACATTCACCAATTACTAGTTCCGTCAACAGGAAATCTATCAATAATTATCTGATATCCGTAATATTGTTCTTTTCCAGTCTGTAGAAATTTAAGTGTAGCAGAAATTATATAGCCCTGGAAGGTTTTAATTCCCGTTGGGGTTACAAAATCGGTGTGAGTTGTTATCTTAAGTCCTATATGATTTTTATAATAATTTTGAATCTTATTAATAAGTTCTTCATTAATACTTAAAGGGGAGATATTTAGAGTAACATTATTCTTTTTAATAGAAGGACGAATAATTCTTGCAAATGATCCGTCAACTAACTCAATTTTATTAACTACGGGTGCTTCTTCTAAAACTGGTTCTTCAACCAATTCTCCCAAATTACCATCTGAAACCCAAGTAGGTGTCGCTAAGCTTGTATCCCATTTTTCAACATACCACATTTAAACCCCCTGATAGGCTCTTTTAGCTCTTATTACCCACTCTTGTTCAATAGTCCGAATAATATCTTCGGCCTGTTTTCCATCATTTATATTTATAGTCATAGAGCCAACAGTAACCTCAGGTCTTGCCCCCGCTGGTGTAACTATTTCCTGTCCATGCAAAATTGCAGGAACTTCTTGAGATGGCAAGCCAGGAACTATACCACCACCTTGAAATCGAGGAAG